GTTTCTCCTTAGAAGAGGCCGCCGAGAATTGAGCCGAGGATGCCAAAGAGCCCGTCGTCGCTCTCGGTGGTGACCGTGCCTTCGCGCGGCGAGCCCTGCGCCGCCTGCAAAAGCCGGATCGCGGAGTTGTAATCCTTCGCCGCGACGGCTTCCTGGAACCGCTGCTGCGTCTGGCGCTTCAGTTCTTCCTGGCTCTGGGCGATCGTGCCGGCATTCATCAGCGCGTCGTTGACGGTCATGAAGTTCTGCAGGCTGTTGTTGCCGAGGCCCTGGATGGCCTGCGCCGTCGTGGCCTTGCGCTCCGTGGCGTTCTGCCGTGCCGCCTGATTGGAAAGCTCGACCTGCTGGTTCATCTGAGAACCCGCGAGGCGGTTCTGTCCGGTCTGGATATCCCCTTGAAGCTGACGGGCGAGAGCATCATTGGCCGATGCCTGATTCCTGCTTGCCGCATCGAGGTTCATCTGCGCGCCGGCTTGCTTGAACTGGCCGCTCTGCACGTCGCCCTGGAACTGCCTCTGAAGGGCGTTCTCGCGCATGGCCTGATTGGCCTTGTCGGCATCGAGGCCCATGGTTGCCCCGGCCTGCCTGAACTGACCTGTCTGGATATCGCCCTGCAATTGGCGCTGGAGCGCGTTTTCCTGCATCGACTGGTTGGACTGCCCGGCGGTCAGCTTTCGCCCCTGCGCGGCCTCTGTGAGCTGCGCATCCTGCGATTTCATGGAGTCCATCCGGCCCATGTCGGCCTGGCGCTGGGTCAGTGCGTTGAGGAACGCATCCGCCATCGTCCGTCCGGTGGTGTCGGAAATCGCCTCGTTGGTCTTGGCGAAGTTCTCGCCTTCCATGATGCCGTGCCGCGCATCGCCGAAGGCGCCGGACATCGCCGCCGAAGCACCGATCGAGCGGCGCTGGCGCTCGCTCTCTTCCTGGATTTCGCGAACCTGCGGATCGAGAACCTGCTGCAGATACGGGCTGATATAGGAGGCGATGGCCCCGAGGGGGCCGCTTTCATCCATGATGCCGGTGGTCGAAAGCGCCGGCGCCGCCCGCCCATAGGCGTTCTCGTCGAGCATTCCGGCCTGACCGAGGCCCTTGGTCACGTCATAGCTGAACCGCGGATCGCTCACCGCGCCCGCCTCGCCCAGCCCCTGCGTTACCGTGTGGCTGAAGTTCGGCATGGAAATGTCGGCGGCCTTGCCGAGGCCCTTGGTGATGTCGTAGCTGAAGTTCTGGGAATTGGCGAGTTCGGGCGCCGCGCCCTCGTATTCGTCCCAAAGCCCTTCCGCCTTGTTCAGCCCGAACATGTCGTCGAGGTTCTGGTCGGCGAGCCAATCGACATTGCCGATCGCCCCTTCCTGCATGTCGTTCATGCCGGTGTAGAGGCTTTCCCCCTTCTTGGACCCGTAGACATAGTTCTTGTCGCTGCCGAGCCATTTTTCGATGTCGCCGAGCGCGTTCTTGGTCGGCTTCTTGATATAGCCGGGAAGGGTGGATTCTTGGGTCTGGGCCATTGCGTTCAGCCTTTCTTGGCCCCGCCTCTCGCGAGGTCGAGGAGAAGGGTTGCCACGACATTCGCGAGGTCGGTCAGCGTGGCTGTCGCCACGTCGAGTTCGCGGGTTTCCGTGTAGTTTGTGATGGTGAAGTCGCTGGCGATCACGCCCGGGTCTTTCTCGAAACTCGCCATTTCGATCTCGCGGAGCGCGGACACGACAAAGCGCCCCTCCGCCGACTGGTGCATCGAGGGAGGGGGAGAGCCGACAAAGACACGTCTCATGAGCTGGAATTTCGCTTCTTGCCGGCGGCGCTGACTTCGAGCCCGAACTTGCCGAGCCGGAAATCCCCGCCGAGGGTGTTGGAGGTGATCTTGAGCCCGACCTGCCGGCCCGCCACGCGCGGCTCCACCAGCTTGTCGGTTTCCGAGATCGTGATGGTTTCGCTCATCACCACCTCGTCGCGGGGGTGATCCTTGCCGTAGATGTAGAGGGACAGATCGCCGCTCTGCCGCTCGAAATCGGGCACGAAGCCGAAGATGTCGACCGGCTGGTTGCCGCCCTCCAGATCGAACGGGGCGAGTTCGATATGGGCCGACATCGCCGAACTGTCGTCATTGCTGACTTCCGCCACGTCATGCACCCACACGCGGCCCTGCCCCAGCATGACGGGCCGGGTTTCGCCGAATGCGAACTTGGTTCCGGCGGTGCGGTCCATCGTGCCGTTGACCCACGAGAAGTCATTGAGGTTGACCGCGACATAGGTGTCCGGCTCGCTTCCCCCGGTCGGGAAGAAGAACCACACCTCGTTGTATTTGCTGTTGAAGATCGCGAAGGATTTCACGGCCTGCACGATGTCGATGTTGTCGAACACCCAATCGAGAATGTCGGAGGAATTGGGGATGGTCTGGACGGTGCCGTTGAACAGGTGGAAGTTCCGGTTGGACATCCAGAACACCGCGCTGTCGGTCTTGCAGAAGGCGTGGGGGCCGATCAGCCCGCATTCGTCGCCCGCCGCACGGCTGTCATAGACCGCCGACGATCCGGTGAACTGGAACATGAACAGCTTGGCATCGCTCCACACCAGGGAGGCGCCGAGGGAGAAGGACGTTCCCGCGATCAGCTTCGTGCCGCCCTGAAGCTTGCGCTCGTTGGCGGTGTTGGTGCTGGATGGTGTCCAGTCCGTGAAATCCTCGATGTCCGGCCATCTCACGGTCATCTTGTCGTAAGCGCCGGCCAGTGTGGTGCAGCCCAGCGCGAAGATATAGCGCTCCTGGGTGACGAACAGCGAGCGGACCTGCTCGGGCGCTCCCGAGACGCGCTCCGGCCGCACCGCGCCGGCGGATGCGTCATAGTGAAAGATCGTTCCGTCGCTGGGGCACAGCATCAGGTCTTCGCCGTAGAAATCCAGGCTCCAGATCATCGGCTCGGTGACGGCGCCCAGACCGAGCGAAACATCCATCCCGTAATAGCCGTAGCCGTAGAGCCCGACACCCCATCCGGTGAGATATTCAGGGTCCACCAGCCCGACATTGACGTAGTAGGAGACGGTGACGCTCCCGCCGCCGGTTGCCGTCGACGAGGCGTTCGAGCCGGCGGTGATGGTGTATTCGTCATCGCCCACTATCGAGGCGACGAGATATTCCCCGTCGATGGTCAGCCCGCCGACCGCGGTTGCACCGTCGAACAGCACCTTGGTTCCCACCGACGTAATGCCGTGCGCGGTGTCGTTGACCGTGACGATCGGAGAGCCGCTGGTGGTCTCGAAGGGATCGGTCAGCGTGTCTTCCACGACGCGGAACGGCGTGATCGAAGTCAGGGAGCCGTTTCTGATCAGATGCAGATCGGTGGCGGTGCCGAAGCAGATGATCTGCGTTCCGTCGAAGGAGGTCCATGCCTTTACGCCGCGCGCATAGCCTTCGTATTCGTCCTCGATCAGCCGCTGGAACCCGCCGATCTTCTCGGGATAGCCGCCATTGAACCGCACCTTGTCGGCGTCGATCCAGCGCCCGGAGGCCGCATAGGGGCTATCCGCCTTGACCACGCCAGGCGGTACGGTCATCGGAAAGAACGGCATGGTTATTCCGGCCAGGCCAGGGAGGGCAGTTCGCCCTCGATCTCGGAGAAGGCGGAGGGAATGTCGCGGGTGCCGGCTTCCACCTCCGCCAGCATGGCATAGAGCGCGCCCCACATTGCATCGCGCGCCGCGACGGCATAGGTGCCTTCCGCCGCGAATTGCGCATTGGTGGAGGCCGCATAGGTCGAAGCGGAAAGAATGCCGTCATAGCCGCGCGTTTTGGCGAAATCGTCCAGCCTGGCTTGCGCGGCGGCGACGATCGATGCCTTCAGCGCTTCGTGACGCTGGGCCGTCCAGTTGGCGACATAGGCGTCCTGTTCGGCCTGTGAGGCGAAGGAAGGCTCGAGCTTGTATTTCGTGCGCCAGACGCCATCGACCTTCTCGGCTCCGTCCTCGACCGGATGCTGCCATGGCTCGCCGGAGGGCGGCGCGGCTTCGGAAACCACGTCGATCCCGCTGAAGCCGGCGAGCGACTGCGCGGTGACGCTTCGGGGGAAGCTCGTATGGGGATTCCGCGCCTGGAAATCCGCCACCGAGATCACCTCGCCGGTCGATTTGATCCTGACTTTCATGGTGCTTTCCTCATTCCGCCGCGAGCATTTCGATGACGACGGTGAACCATTGCTGGCCGCCCCCCATTGCTGCCGTGGCGCTCGACCAGCTCGTAACGAAATCGTTGTCGAAGAAGGATGCAAAGCCCTCGTGCCGCTCAGTGTAGCCGGTCGGCGTGTTCAGCCCTGTAATGTAGTCCCCCTCCCCCGCGGCCATGGCGAGCAGCCACGACGAGCCATCCGTTTCGTCAAGCGTTCCCCCAGCATAGGTCAGGGTCGGGCCGTTTCCGGTGTCTGTCTGTGCGGTTCCGATGCTTCCGACATTGCGATAGACCACGGTGAATACATTGGAGGCGTTGGTCCATGTCCTAGGCGGCTCACTAGAGGATGTTGCGAACTTGTAGCCGAGCCGAACGGCCCAGCCGGACCCTGAATAGGTAGTGATGCTTGTGTAGTCGCTTGCCAGGGACGGTACAGTGCTATTGTTCACGTTCCAGGCCGAGACGACGATCAGATCATCTGTCAGATGGCTAGGCACCGATGTGCCTGCGCCCTCAGTTTCGAGCTTTGACACAAAAGAGATCAGCAGTTTACCGGAATCAACCCCGTCACATGCGAACATCGACCGCCCTCACAGATAGTTCCGTCCGATGGTGCGCCCGAACCAGTAGGTGCCATCGGAGGTGAATGCGAAGAGATCGGCCTTGCTCGCGGTCGCTGTAAGAGTCGGCGCGGTTCCGGCGGGCCATTTCACGGCGGAGGGCCAGGTCACGGTGCGCGAGCCCGTCCCGTCCTGCTTCTGGACGAGAAGGAATGATTTCCCAGCCGATGCCGTGGGGAAGGTATAGGTGCAGTTCCCCGTCAATGTGAGGATTTGTACCGTCCCGTTGGCGAGGTCGATCGTGTAGGCCGTCGAGGTATTGGCGGAGACGGTTTCCTCGGTATAGCCGTTGTTGAAGGTGGCGCCGTTCACCGTCGGCGTGTTGAGCGTGGGCGACGTCAGGGTCTTCCCCGAAAGCGTCTGGGTGTCGGTCGTTCCCACAACCGTTCCAGAAGGCGCGGTCTTGCCCGCCCATGTCGTGAGATCGGCATCATAGGCCTGAACGCTGACGCCGATATCGTCCTCATCCAGATAGCCGGAAAGATCGAGCGTGCTGGATTCGATCAGCTTGATCGCCGTCTCGCCGTCCGAATAGAAGAAGGCATTCTTGCCCTGGGTGATCGTCTCCCCGCTTCCCCCCGAAGGCTTCACGGTCACGGTATAGGCGCCCGACGTGCCGTTCTTGACCGCCCAGAACCCTTTTTGATCGGCCTTCAGGATGATGGAGCGGTTGCCGGTCAGTGCGCCGGACAGGTTGAGAAACAGAGAGCGGTGCTGCGCATCGGTCAGCGTGACATCGGCCGAGGTGACCGCGATATCGGAGCTTTCGGTGATCGCGTCCTCGAGAAATTCCAGATTGGAGGTGTTGGCCGCGCCCCAATTGTCGAAGCCGAGAACGCCGCTGTCTCCCAGCGCCAGGAGCGCCAGCAGGAGATTGGAGGATGTGGTCGCCATCAGTTTTCCTCCCAATTCATATCCAGTTCGACCCCGCGCAGCGCGAAGTCGCTTTCGGACTTGATTTCCTCGATCTGCTGGAGCGCGCGGAGTTCGGACTGGTTCATCAGGTCGTATTCCTTGCGGGCCTCGGCGGCGAAGGTCAGGCACACCCGGCGCACCAGCGACGGATAGCGCTCGGTCAGCCAGTTTGTGGGATTGTCGGCGGAGAGAAGATCGGGCTTCTTGAAGAACACGAATTTCGCGGTATAGGCCTGATCCGCCTTGGTGTTGAACTGCATCAGCCCGTTGAAGTCGCACCAGTAGGACGGCGGGTCTTCGGGCAGGCTTGCGTCCTCATCCCATGCGAGATGGGTCCGGAACCATTCGGGGTCTTTGAGCCGCACCCTCGCGACATAGCCTGGAATGGAAAGCTGGATCGGATCGAGATAGCCGGTCGGAAACGAGGCGGTGGAGGCTTCGGCGGCAATCGCGACATCGGCGGTCGCCGACATCTGCCGCACCCGGAGCTTTGAATAAATCCACGCCTGCGCCTCTTCCAGGATGCCCTCGGCATCGATCCGCGAATAGTTGATCGCGTATTTGATCGAGCCTTCGGTCGCGGCGTCGGCGACAAGCGTGGAGAAATTCATCACGTCACCACTTCACATCGTCATGGGAAACGACGCCGGCGTCCACCAGCGCGGTTTTCGTGGATTTGGCTGTGCCGACATCGGCGTCGGGATAAAGCGCCTTGACGGCCGCCTTCACGCTGAAGAAGCCGTATTTCTTTTCGCCCCTGGCCCAGCCAGCCAGATCGATCTCGTCTTCGCCTTTGTCGCCTTCGTCGGTAACGGGTGCCTTCTTGACTTCAGAAGCGGAAAGGGCGGCTTTCACCGCCCCATTCGCCCCCGCGTCACTTCTCAGATACCGGCCATCGACCCCGAAATAGTGTCCGTCCTGCCAGAAATGGGCATCGCTGGGTGGGCACAGGGTTCCGAAGTGCCGGTTCTTGTCGAGTTGCGGGAGAGCCATGGTCACTTTCCTTTCGGAGTGGACGCACCCGAAATCGAGTGACCGAGGTTGTTCTGGCCGCCGCCGATCTTCGAATTGCTGAGATTGGCGGTTGCCGAATAGCCCTTGGGCTGGATCGAGGAGGTATCGACGCCCGAAGCCTTCATGAGCTTCGTGCCGCGGGCGCCGGAAATGGTGGTCTTGGTTTCCATGGGGATCAATCCATCATGTAGGAGTCGAACAGGCAGTCGTCGTCGGTCTTCAGGTTCGGACTTGCGTTCCGGGCCTTGGACCAGCGATAGGGCTGCTCGTTGCGCTCGAAGTTTTCACGGCGAAGGATGGTGTATCCATCCCTCAGTGGATCGGTCCCGCCGCTCGGCTTGATCGGTTCTTCCGAATTGCGCGGGTTGCGGGAACGGTATCTGCGATTGTCGGTGGACATTGGCAGGTTCCTTCATGTTGGGCCGCCCGCCCGAAAGCGAGCGGCAGGGGCTCACAGAGCCCAATCGACGATCACGGTGACCGTGCCGATGCCTGCCGGCGTGCCGCCGGTCGGGGCGGTGCATGTCACCTCGACCTGGGTATCGGCCGGGATCGATGCGGAGATGATCGCGTCGGTGTCGGTGACGCCATCATCGGATGCCACGCTGTCCGTCGCCGCCGTGGTGCCGAGGTTCATCAGCGCGTAGGCGTCGGTATCGGCCGCCGTGCCGACCATGATGTTGGCTTCGGTGGTCGTGTTGGTGAAGGTTTCGGAGGCCGAGAGGTGGATGCAGACCAGACGGCCTGCCTTTCCCTTCGGTCCCTGGAACGAATGCGAGGTGGAGCCGGCGCCGAAATCCACGGTCGGGAAGACGTAGAACCGGCGGTCGGGGTTCGAATAAGACATCGCGGATGCCCTTTCTTCTTCGAGTTGAGGAGATGGACCGGGGCGAACCCCGGCCCAGCCGGATCAGGCGGCGCTGTCCCACAGGACGCAGCGCGCATTGGCCGCGTCGGAGTGGGTGAGGCCGAAGCCGCCGAGGTAGAACCAGGCGAGGCCCATGGAGCGGCCGTAGTCTTCCGGGATTTTGGCGCGCACTTCTTCCGGCACCGCCGGCGCTTCGATCACCGTGTCGGAGCCGAAGAACAGGCACCAGGACGACTTGGCGTTGTTCCAGTTGTCGTTCGTGGCCCGGTAGATGTAGTTGCTCGAAGCCGACGAGGCGGAGAAGGCCGCATCGTTGGCGTGACCCTTCGGCACTTCCGTCTGCTCGACGAAGCGAGCGTTGCGGTAGCGGCCGATTTCGCCCCGGAAGATCAGGGAGATGCCGGTTTCCGTGTACTGATGGATGTCCTCCATCTCGTCGCGGACATTGGTGAGGGTCGAGGCATGGCTGATGGCGGCGTAGTCGTCGCCGTCATAGGCCGGGATGTTACGATCCTTCATCGTGTCGGTGATGGCCTTTACGTGACCGAGGCCGAGCGCGACGTTGTTGGTCGTGGAGGCCGCGCCGTTCTCGGTCAGGACGATGGCGGTCGTCGAAGTGCCGGAGTCGGGCGAGACGCGCAGCGGGGTCTGGAAGAACTGGTAGGCGGCCGCACGATCGAGGGTTCCGCGTGCGTCGTCGCGAAGCACCTGGTCCACCGCGTCCTTGACCGACAGTTCCGACTGAAGGTCGAGAAGGTTGGTGTAGGGCACGGAATTGCCGAATTCCTGGATCGTCAGTTCGGACTGGCCGATCGTGGCTTCGCTTTCCGGCATGCGCTGGAGTTCGCTGATGGGGCCGCCACGTGTTGCGATCGTGGAGATGCGGTCCCACCGATAGGTGTTGCCCTTGTGAAGGCCGAGGGCATCACCCTTGGGGTCGGCAAAGGCGCGGAACTTGCAGGTGTTCTGCAGGGCCATGCGCAGATGCTTGTCGAGATTGTCGGCGTAGAGATACCCACCCTTCGCAGGGGTGGACCATACCATACCGGTCATGGGGAGTTCCTTTCGGGTCGAGCCTATCGCCCGCGCCGGGAGTATTTCGCCTGCCTGAGCCATTCACGATTGAGATCGTCCTTGCTCTTGGCGGGCGCCGTATCCAGGCCGGGCGCGATGTTGGCCCGTTGAGGTTGGGGAGCCATGGCCTGTTTGCGCGCGATGCGCTCTGCCACGGCCGATTGCGTGTGATCCTGCCTTGCCGGCGGGGCCGGGGTGCGGGGATCGGGCATTCCGAAGGTCTGGCGCACGCGGGCGGCAGCGGTCCTCATGGCAGAGGCGCCGTCGGGAAGCTCGTAGCCTATGGAGCGGAGATAGCGCGTTGCCGCGCCCACTGCTGCCTTCGGCGGAAGATTGAACTTCCTGCTGATCTGGTCGATCATCTCGTCGGGAACGTTGAGGGCATGAAGGTTTTCCCTCATCACCCCTTCCAGTTCGTCGGCCAGCACCCGTTGCCGCGTGGCTGAATCCGCGAAGTCGGAATTTTCGGAGATGAACTCGTTGATCACCGTCTCGGTGTCGGCCTTGACGCGGGCATCTTCCTGTTCCTGCCGTATGGTAGCGGCAACAATGGACTTGATGTCTCCGACATCGGCCCTCGCCTTGGCGAGTACCTGTGCACCGAATTTATTGAGGGCTTCCGCCCCTTCTTCGAGAGAACCGGTCTGAATGCGCTCGATTATCTCGTCCAGCTCGTCGTCCGTTGCCGGTTTGGTATCCTCTGCAACCTGTCGGGCTGATGCGGGCTGCGGCTGGGCAGTCTGGCTATGGTCGGCCATCATGCGTTCAACGGCAGCCAATCTCTCCTGTGCGGCCTGTAGGGCCTGCTGTTCGCGCTGCTTGATGAGCTTGGCCTGGCTGAGAATGTCATCCGAGGCCAGCGCAACCTGCGCGAAACCGATTACCTGTTCTTCGTCATATTCGCGCTCTTCGCCGTTCACCTTGACCTTGACGCGGCGCGGCGCCGGCATGGCCTCGAGGCTTTCGTCGGCGCCTTCGGCCCTGGCCGCGGCTTCGGCGGCTTCGCGGTCGGCGCGGGTCTGGAGGTTGTGGCCTCCCATCATCCGCTCGGTTTCGTCGGCGCGGTCGATCTCGGCGCCCCTGCCGTCCTTGCGGAGGCTTTCGAATATCTCCTGGCGCTTGCGGTCGGTCTTGTTGCCGAACTGCGGCGGCTCGGGCTTGTCGTCCCGTTCCACCCGTTCCGGTTCGCGCTCGCGGGTTTCGATGACCGCTTCGGTGTTGTCGGCGGGGGTTTCGAGTTCACGCAGGTCGTCGGCCGGCATCTCGCCGGTATTCTCATTCATCGATGTCATCGTTTTCGCCTCTGACTATTGCACGGAGAATTTCGAGAGTGTCGGCATCGTGTTCCTGCGCCGTCTCGCGGCCTTCGAGGACAATCTGCCGTGTCCACGTCACGAGGTCGTCGTAGCGCTGGACCTGCCATTGCAGATTGCGGACTTCGGTATCCTGGGTTTCGACATAGACGAGGCGTTCAAGCGCCTCCTTGGCCTCGTCGAAGCCCTTTCGGAGCAGGGCGCTCAGCACGCCGCCCTTCTCCATCATGTCCTGCGCGTCGAACATGTCGGCGAGCGCCTGGATGCGAGGTTCGTCCATAGCCGTGTCGGCCGGATCCTCTCTGGGAAAGTCCGTCATATCGCCTCAAATCTGGTCGTGGAGCGCGTTTAGGCGCGCCGGGGTGCCATGGAGCGCAGAAGGTCCATGATCTGCTTCTGGTCCGCCATCTGGGCGTTCTGGCGCTGCGCGATCTGCTCCTGCTGCGCGCGCATCATTTCCAGGCTCTCGCGGAACTGCTGCTCGCGTTCCTTCAGGGCGAGTTCCCGGGCTTCGAGCTGGTTCGCCATCTTGGCGATGGCGACCTTGGCCTCGTTGTCCATCTTCTTCTCGGACATACGGCCTTTCTGCTTCATCATCTCCATCTGGACTTCGGGCGGCGGGCCGTCGTCCTGCTCGGGCGCGCGGATGAAGAAGCGGTCGCCGTCCTTCCATCCGCTCAGGCCCCAGAGCTCCTGCGCCAGTGCGGAGGCGTTGAGGGTGATCCCCTGCTCCTGAAGGCCCGGCATCAGTTCGGTGCTCATCTTGAGCGCGCCCATGAAGCGCTGCATCTTCTGGCTCGTGTCGAGCGCGCCGATGCCGACATTGACCCTGACCGTCACCTGCGCATGATCGAGGTCGGACAGGACATCCGAGATCGATACCGGCGGTTCGAACGGGTTCTGCTCCTGCTGCGCCTCCGCTTCCTCCTTGACGGGATCGAGGCTCGGGCCTTCCTCTCCGGCGACGATGTTCTCGATCAGGCCCGCCCGCTCGCCGGCCACGCTGATCACCAGTTCGTCGGACTCGTAGCGCTTGACCAGCTTGATCATCTGGGCCAGCACCGGCTCGACCCATGTTTCGACAAACACCCTGAGATCGTATTCCGTCAGCGCGTTGGCGGAACTGTTGAGCAACTGCATCCCGCCGACCGTCTCGTTCAACTGGCGGTTCGACTGCACCGAGGAGCCGGAAAACACCCCGGCCAGTTCATCGAAGTCGTTGGACAGCACGTTGATGTAGTTCATGCCGTTGGACGAGGGATCGGGGGCGCGGTCGAACGTCACGTCGTCAAGGTCCTGCACCATGACGGCGGCGTCGGGGCCACGGTTCTGCACCGCCTTGAGGTCCACGCCCCTGCCCCGCCTGATCTTGGTGATCGGCGAGATCGCCATCTTCAGGGCGTCGAGGGTCAGGTTGGTGATGTCGTTGATTTCCATCTGCGCCATCTGCCAGCTTTCGACAGGGGCCATGGGATGGGTCTTGTGGGGCTCCATTTCGCCGCGCCCCAGCACATAGGGCCGCTCGCCCTTCTGCTCGGGATAGCTTTCGATGGTCGGGCGGGGATCGCTGAGAATGATGGCCTCGCCCAGCATCCACCAGTGCCAGTCCTCGCCATCGGTGCGGTAGAAGCATTCCCGCAGCCAGACGATATTGTTGTCCTTGCCCTGATAGGCCTTTTCATAGCGGTCGATGCCGTCGCCGCGCGCCCGGCGGACGCTGGACGCCTCCCCGTCGCGGTCGCTTCTGGCGGTCTTCAGCGCCTTGAGGTCGATATCGGAGCGCCATGCCTTGCCGCCCATCGGGTTGCGCTCGGCCTGGTTCTTGATGATATGCTCGACATCATCGATCCGCATCGGATAGTCGATGATCAGAAACCCGCCTTCCTGGATCGGATCGCGCCAGTCGCCGGTATTGTCGATCTTGGCGTGTTCCGGGGGGATGAGGGCGATCATCGGCCGGTCGCGCATCACCTCGGTTTCGTAGGTGATTTCCTCTTCCTCGAAATCCTCCATCAGCGGCTCGCCGGTGAGAAGATCGACGATCGGCATGCCCGCCTCATCGAGGCTAAGGCGCTGCGATGTCACCTTGGAATAGACCGGAACCTCGCGCTCCTCGTACTCCCAATACTGCTTGGACACGCAGATGCCGTGAACCTGGGAGTCGTAGCGCGCGCCGCAGGTCGTGGTGAACCAGTTCGGGCCGGCCCAGCGGTTGGAGCGGTCGAGGCGATAGTTCAGCACTTCATGCAGGAAGCGGGCGGTGCTGGCCTGCACCTTGTCGCTGCTGCGCTCGGCGGTGACGGACACCACGTCCTCGGTCGAGAACATCGAGGCGGCGAATGTCGCGATGTTCTTGCGGACGGCGGCGCGGGTTTTCGTCTTGAAGATCTTCGAGCGGTTCTTGTAGCGGAAGGTGTCGTATTTGGAGCCTTGGAAATGCCGGTTCTGGACGGCGCGGAGATTGCGCGCCCATGCGGTTTTCAGCTTGGTTTCATGGTGATTGGTGGCGGTGCGGTAGCACTCCTTGAAGCGCGTGATCCACTCGTCATCGCCCTCGACGGTCGGGGTTCCCGCGGTGCCGGAAATCCCGTCCTCGAGCGGAGCCATGTTATCGTAGGGGTTCAAGATGGCCTCTCCCGTTCAGGGGTGCGCGTTCCATGGCATCAAACCAGTGGTGGGTGGAGAAGCCGCGGCGCGGCAACTGGTAGCGTTCGAGGATTTCGCCGGCGCCCTTGAGGATGGTCCGACGCCCGCCGGGATCGGACTTCACGTCATGGAGCTTGCAGACATACCAGCGGTTGGACGGCATCAGGCCGCGAAGCTGGATCATGATCACGCCGCCCCTAGTGTCGCAGATCACGAACCAGGGATGGCCGGGATACTCGACATCGAGCTTTGCGCCGACCCACTTCGCCGTTTCCATGTTGACGAGCTTGAACGGGTCTATGCCGGTGTCGTCGACTTCGTGGCGGATGCTTAGATCGAACATGCGTCTCCGATCGCCAGCTGGTGCTGGACGCTCCTGATGTTCATGGGTTATGTCCTTTTGGGGTGGCAAACGAAAAAGGCCCCCGAATATGGGAGCCTTGATGAATGTCGCCTTGGTCTGTTACTGGTCCGCGATGGACCCGATTTCAAACATGATGTTGCGCGTTGCCTATTGGCTACGGCACCCGCCCGCCAGATGGCAGGTCTTGATGATGGCGGTCGTCATAGTCGTGGCGGCGCTTCTCGTTGCCCTCGAATGGGCTGGATGGTGGCCCGCGTTCCTCACTGTGAACAAAGGCAAAGGCATCATTCACTGAAGCAGGCGGTTCACGTTCTGTCGGAAATCGGCTTCTCGCTCCTCATATGCACGAACCGTGGCGACTGGGTCGTAGTCCTCCACGAACTTGCGCAGGACCGCCACCTTGTCGGCACCTTCGAGTGCGCTTCCATCAATGTACGGAAGACCCGCGAAGGACAGCATCTCGCGCATGCGGTCATCGATAGAGACAAACAGGGCCGGAACACCTGCTTGCATAGCCGCGACCCCGCCGTGAAAGCGTCGGCCGAAGAACAGATCATGCCCCTCCGACCATTGCCGCCAATCGTCGTTGTCGAGGAAGGCATGAACCGATGTCGGCTTGTATTCAGGGGCCAGCCGTGTTGCCGGCTCATCGCCGCGCTTATGGCCGAAGCCAAGCTTTATCTCGCCCGTTGAACTCTCATAGACGCGAGCGCCGGGGCGGCCTTGATCGAAGGTGAGGCCGTAGTGAAGAAATTCATCCTGAAGGACGTATGCAACGCTGCGGCTGACGCTGGACATCAGCTTTATGTCCTCGTTCGAACTTTTCATGCTTCCGAGGTAGCCGCCGACCATTACGCTCCTGAAGTGGAAGTGTCCGATATCCTTCAACCGCCTCAATGCTTCAACCATGTTCACCGGACGAAGATAGATCGACGGGCAGCCTGTCGCCGTGGCGTTCTCTACACCTTGAGCCTTCAAGTAATCTCGCGTCTCAATGCCTCGCGTGAAAGCGTGGTGCCCCTTGTCGGCCAGAAGCCGGACAAGACGCATCGTTCCCTCCGGTATGTCGGCCATCTTGGACTGCACCTGTAGCCCGACCCCGAGGACAAGCGTTGGCAGGTCGATTTTCTCCAGCAGGTCTGCCTCGGCGTGGGCCGAGTATCCTGGGCGCAAGAGGTTGGCGGTAGCGAGAACCACTAGATCGAACCGCTCCCGCAGCATCTCCAGACGCTCCGGCGAGTCCATCACTCCGTAGAGATACGAGAACGGCAGATACGTGCAATCATGCTCGCTGAATGCAGACACCGCTCCCTCGCCGATCAAAAGGTTCCCGGTGTTTCCGCAAAGTTGCGAATCATCGAGCAAATCCTCGAACGTCCTGATTTCCTTTCGGCGGCCATAAGCAATGCTGAAATCAGTCGTTTTTGCCGCATAAAAGAGCCTGGGCCCCGGAATTCCCGTAACAAGTACCTTGCGCTTCTTCACCATATCATCCTACCTGATGCCAATTCGGCGCACGCTATAGCCAGCAGCGCATTCAGGCAACGGCCAAGGAAGTGAAATGGCTGATCGGCAACCACGTATCGTAGCGTCCGGTGACGCCCTCCTTTCGGCCGGTGGGGTAACTGTGGGCGTTACATTTGTCATTTACGTGCTTGGCGTGGACCGTTTTTTCGGCCGCGTGTTTGGCGCAATGGATGAATTGGGCACCTTTCACCAAGCGGACGATGTGTACCTGATCGTGCCGCCAGACAAGCGGTTTTTGGTGCAACTTGGCCCACCCTATCTAGATGAAATGGGAACCGCAGATTTCATCCTGCCGGAAATCCCCGAATTGATCCTTCACTAGAGGTTGATATTTGAAACCTGCGCAATGAAGTGGATGCCGTCGAGGCACACGTCCGTGCTGTTGCAGGTCACATTGCCGTTGTTGTTGTTCACGGTGACCATGATGGCGGTCCCGTCCGATTTAGGCGTCAGGTACGTCATCAGCCGCTCTGGTCGGTGGGTGGTCGGAAGCGTGAAGATGATCTGGTTCGCGGTCCCGCTGTTGGCATAGCCACGCAAGGTTACAAGCCCGTCTGCCGCTTTGCGATAACCGAGGGTGCGAGTGCCAACGGCAGTATAGCCGTTGCTAAGCGTGGGCGTTTTGAACGGGGGCGCCGACACGGAGACATTCGTCCCGTAGACGGTATGGCCGATGTCAATGTCTTCGCAGCCGTTGGTGACAAAGTTGACAGCCATTTCATTGACAACGTTGCCAATGAACTCGCCGCCAATCGTCTTGGGGAAGGCCCAATCCAGGCAGTCGTTGAGTTGGTTGTAGTTGAACATCAGGCCACGGAACGTGCAGGAGCCAGACGTGACGATGATATATTCCGAGATGTATTCGAGGTAGTTCCCCTCGATGATCCAGGTCTTCCATGTACCAGCCACGACGTTCCAGACACTGCCGCAAACCTCGATATCGTTGTCTCTGAACACGCAGTTCAGACTCTGTGCTTCGATCCTGAACACACCGCAGCCAGTTTCGCCAGAGGTTGCCGTGTTGGTGATCTGGTTGCAGTTGGCGACAAGGTTGAAGCAGGCGGTCTCGCTATGGAAGAAATTGTCGCTGAGATAGCGGGCTTTGTTATTCAACAGCCGCACCGCATAGGACTCGTTGCCGACTATGCCCTTCTTGAGCGTATGGAACTGACAACGCTCCACCACCGCACCGTTTGCATGGTCCAGATAAAGCGCGACACCAGCACCCGTCGATCCGGTAAACTGGATGTTGCTGACGGTGAGCGTCCCGTCCGTTGCTGGATCGCCATCATCACCGAGATAAAACGCCGCGCCCTCGTAATCCGTCGTCGTGACCTTATGGCAGACAATGACTGATCCGTGGCTCACGCCCTGAAGCCGCACGGTGCGGTAGGACTTCGGAATGACCACCTGAGTGAGAACGTCATATTTCCCTTCGGGGACGAGGACCAACCCGCCGTATGTCTTGGTCATTATGTAGTCAGCGACCCGCTGGATAGGAGGGCCGTTATCGAACCCGTTGACCGCCCTCGCCCCCGCCATTTCGATATCAACGAATGGTTCAGCGATCTCCCACCATCCCCCGGTCGTTGAATCTGTGGTGCCGTTCGGCATGTAGCGATCGGTGGAACGGAACTTCAGGTCATGTGAGGGTTCAGCCGTGACGCGCTTGTACCTCGCCCCACCAACGCCATAGGCCGCCTCCGCGCTGTAGGACTGCGTATGGCAGACCTTGGCATAAGCGGGGATGGTTGCATCTTCGCCAGTCGCAATATCAGCCACCTGGAAGGACCGCACGTCCAGCTCTGCCTGCGTTGCCGTCCCAATGAGGGTGTTGAAGCCCACGGCATCGCGCAAATTCCCCGGCATTTGCCCTGCGAGGGCTTCCGCATCCGTGAGGTTGCGGTTCAGCGCTGTGATGAATTCGCGGCCGGTGGTCATACTGCGAACTCCGCTTCGTATTCCTCGACGGTGATTTCCTGGGTCACCATCACGCCCTCGTCGGAGACGACGAGGCCCTGGTCGATGATCGGAAATTCCATCGGGAAATAGTTGTCGTAGAGCCTCCGGGCCATGAACCGCCGGCCGTTGGAGAACTCGTAAACGGTGGTGTTGATCGGGGCGGACTTCTCGTAGAAATCCGGCTCGGCATCGAGGACGAGGCTCTTGTAGGACCGCTCGACAAAGCGGACGCGCTGTGCAGCCATCAGGGTTCCTCACACATCTTCGGGTACGCGCTCCCAGCCCCCGACATGCCATGTGGCGTCGGGGTCGAAGCTCGGGTCTTCCTTCACCATGCTCGCGGGCATCGGCTCCATGTCGTAGATCCGGCTCACGGCGTCGATCAGGTCGTCGTGCTGGGCGAACGGGAAGAAGGTCATTTCCTTGATCAGTTCGTCCGTCAGGTCGTAGGCCTTGCCGTTTTCGTCCTTGCGCTTGATCGGGCTTGCCAGCAGGTGTTCCTGGCCCCGCTCCTTGAGCCGGCGGGCGATGGCGGATTGCGTCACCACCTCGCTGCGCTTGCCGTCCCTACCCATCCCGACCGGGGTGTAGACCATGCTCTGCTGGTCGGTATCGACCTTCCAGTGGCAGTCTCCGGTCCCGGCGACATAGACCACCGCCGGGAGGTGGAAGGAGCCATACTGAACATCGGGCTGCAGCCGCTCGACGCGGTGTTCCTTCGAATTGCCGCCCTCTCGGGGCCAGGCCAGTTCCTCGATCGCGAAATGGTATTTCTCGGCCAGCATCCGCTCGGCGAAATACTCGTCGTCCGACTGCTGCCCGAAGCGCTCGTAGCCGACCTTGAGCAGATCGACGCCGGGCATGGCGGACCATTTCTTGTGCAGGAACTTCATATGGTCCCAGCGCTCGGAGAGCTTCATGCGGTGGCAGAAGCCGTCCAGCAGGTACTTGTTGCCCCGGTTGTCTATCCCGATGACGGGCATGGCGGTGCGGTCGGATCGGGCGTTCCTGCCTCGAGAGGGATCGACCATGATGTAGACGTTGAGGATCGAGGGCCGGATTTCCCAGGCCTTGAACCATGTCGGGTCGAACATGCGCTGGTTGCCGGCCAGCGGGTTCTGGAGCATCTGCGCAGCCAGCGTCGATAGCTGGGTCTTCTTCTTCTTGTCCCACTCTTCCTGGGACAGCAGCACCGGCTTTCCGTCCGGATGGCCATCGTCGGTGGCGGGGTATCTGCGCTCGGTGACGATGCCGCGGGCGATGATGTCGCCGTATGTGTCGCCGAAGTGATAGCGGGTGCCGACCATCCACTTGCGGCGCTTGCCGGCGCCGAGGTTGTCGGACAGTTCCCACGCTTCCGTGGTCTTCTTGATCTGCTCGGGATTGGTGACGCTTTCGCGGGTCACCACGTCATCGTAGAGCAGCAGGGCGAAGTGGCGCGATGTCGGCTGGCCGTCGACGAGGCCGTGCGCCTCCATCGTGGCCTCCTTCGGGTTCGATCGCCGGCGGACGGTGAATTCCGACGAGGACCAGACCGGCGCTTCCGAAGTCGGCTTGAGCCAGCACACATCGGGATAGATGCGGCGGAGCGTCGGGTTGCTTTCGAACTCCCGCTTTACCTGCGCGACGAACTTCGCCGAGATGCCCTTGGTATGCCCGAAGACCCCGATGGTGATTTCGGGATCGTTCAAAATCTCCTGTATCGAGCCGCAGAAGGTGATCAGCGTCGATTTGTAGTGCTCGCGCGCCCACAGGTCGAGATAGCCGTCGGGCTCAAGCTCCACCTCCCGGCAGCGGTCATAGAGCCAGGGATGAAACCCGTCGTGCCGTCCGAGGATGCAGGTGAACAGGAAGAACCTGTCCACGCATCCGAGATAGGCCATATCCGCGTCGGAGAGCGTTTCCGCCGTGAGCGCATAGAACTCCATGGCCGCGTCGTAATCGAGCGTGTGAAGCTCGTCGGCCTCGACATAGGCGACCAGATCGGGATTGGCCGAATCCCGGTAGCGTGCGCCAGTGTAGCGGGTGAGCATTCACGCCCATTCCCTCGGATTGCCGCCGATCTCGAACACCTTGCCGGGCCCGACTTCCTCGCGAGCCGCGAAGGACTTCTCCGCGATGTCGCCCGGCATGAACCCCTCCGGCCATATCTCGAACATCGTCACACGGTCGGGATCGCCCTCGTCCACGACAATGGTGATCATCCGCCTATGGTGCGCGAACATGTCGGCGTGGATGACCTTCAAGCCCTTGGCCTCGATGGCGGCAACGATGGATGCGAACTCGTCTTGTGTCGGGGCGCCCATCACCACCACCCCGCGACATGCCCGGCGATCATCAGCGCGGCCAGAGCGATCGGCGCCCATATGGCGAGACGGTCAACGCGGGTCATCTCACACATCCTCCGGCCAGCGAAGGCGCTTCGCGAGCGCGTCATCGCGCATTAACTTCGCCAGCCGATAGATCTTGGCCATCTTTTCCTCGCGACATACGAACGTTGCGCTGACAACCTGGCCAACTTCCGGGACGAAGGCAGAAACCGTTGCCGAGGATGGGTTGAGGGGGAGCCCGCTGAATGCAGGCGCAATGGCCGCTGAACTCAACAGCCTCAGAAATGTTCGACGGTTCATCTCACGCCTCCCCCGGCTTCTTGCCGGTGAGGAACGCTACCAGCCGCTCGCGCTTGCCGGCGTCGTCAAGAAGCACCAGCGCCAGATCGACGTACAGTGGGGCGGGGTCGCCGCCATAAGCGTTAGCCTTGAGGCAATCATCGTGGGTGAAGGCACATTCCTCGAACAAGGCCGCGAGGCCGATCACCGTTGGGTCGCGATCCTTCACGGCCGCATGGTATCTTTCGGGCACCTTCCATTCGTACAGAGCTTCCATTTTCGCCTCTTTCTGCCTTTCGGGTTCGCCTAAAACTGCCATTTTCAACCGGCGGTCGGTATAAACCCCGTCTCAGGGGCCATTTTACCGCCTCGCTTCGCCTGAAATGCAATCTCCGGTATTTGTCTAAGCCCGCCTCTTGAACTTCTTCAGCGCGTCCGCGAACTGCATGACCTGGCTGGTATCCCGTTCCGGGGCTTCCTCGCCCTCGCGGGGCTTGGTGTCGGGGATCTTGGTCCCCTTCACATGCTCCTGGGTCAGGGTCGGGGAGTCCTCGTATCCGAAGCATCGGATGAAGAACTTCCTCAGATCGGCGGCGGCCTTGAAGTCGCCGGCCTTCTTGGCGTCCTCGATGTCCCCGAGGAGATCGCGGAACATGGTCTTGGCATCGAATACGCTGTCGTCGAGGGCCTTGGAGGCCGTGACTTCCAGCAGTTCCTTGACGCGGGCCTGAACGTTTTCATTTGCTTTCAGGCGTGTTGCGTTGCCTCGGTTGGGCTTGTAGCCGGCTTCCTGATACGCCTTGTCTGAGGTCATCCCCTTGGCGAGGCATTGCGCGAACGCCTCGTGCTTGGGGTCGGGGAGGACGGGCATTCCGGTTTCGCCTTTGGTTGAGATTTCCTGCGCGCAGCAATTCCACGCAATATGTCAGGGGCGCACCCCTTGGCCGGACGTGGCGGTTCTCAGCCGCGATTGACTGCATTAGTGACGCATGGCCCGCAGGGGAGCCATCGAGAGTCCCGGCCGGGAAGAACGTTAAGCCGGTATGATTGCCGAGATACGGCCCGCGACGGTGAGGCTCTGCTTCATGGCGTTGACGCGGTTTTCAGCGTCTTCCCATGAATAGGCCGGGATGTCGGCGGCCCATGTCTTGCCGTCCATCTCGTAGTGAAGGGCGAATGTGTAGAGCGGGACACCCTGATCGTCGTATGAGATGCAGTCCTCGTCCGGTCCCTCGCGCTTGGCGCGCTCTCGTCCAAGGTCGATCACGGTCATCAGCACATCTTCCATACGGTGATTTTCGCCACCTGCCGCATTCCGCCTCCGGGCTCCACCATGAAGCGATGAACCGTTGTGGCTTCAAGGCAGCGCTCTATCGTCTTTTCCGCGTCCCTGGGCTTCTCTGGCCGAATGACGGGCATTTCCGCTTCGGGGTTGACCGCCGCATAGGCATAGGAGGCGACCGACAGCGCCAGCAGGGCGACGAAGATCATCCACCAGAGCCATTCGCGCATCAGTGCACCGTCACCAGTTGGATTTGATAGTCCGCGGCGAAGAAGAACAGATTGGAGCGATCGAAGGAGCAGGCAACCGCGTTGCCCTCGTCATCGAACAGCACCCACGCCTGATCGCCATCGATTTTCGTCTCGCGGATATAGGCCTCGGTGACATCCTGCCCGTCCGCTTTCTGGATGGTCTGCATGGGCGTCACCCTCGAATGAGAAGTACTCAGCAGGTCGATATGGGCTGAAGGCGCCAGTAGTCTCCGGTTCCGGGGCTCATCCTATCCGGGAGACGAGGCTGATTATGCCACCACTCGCTTTCCAATGGGGCCCAGAACGCGGGAGAAGGCCAGGTCGAAGGTGTTGGCACCGGAGCCTTGCGCGTTACCTTGCCGATCTTGCAATGCCGGACCAAGACGTTCAGCCTATTCTCGTAGCGGCGTGCACGCTCTTGCTCGTCAACGACGATGGTGTAGCTCATGGATGCCTCGGCTTTGGAATGAGAAAACCCGCCCTGCAGATTTACAGGACGGGCTGGTTTGCCTTATCAGGCTGGCGATGTGGTGCGGCGATCCTGCCGCGAACTCTATGCCGCCTCTGCCTTACGGCGCTTCGCTTCGCGCTGGCGGCGCAGCTCGTTCTGACGCTCGGCCCAGGCATACTCTTTCAGCCCGGCATCGAAGTCGCAGATCAGGGGCCGGGAACCCGGCTCCGCATATGACTGAATTCCGTTGATGATGACACGTTTATCCCCGATTTCGGCCTCGGTTGGCAACAGGCTTTCGAAGGTGAAATCGTGCGTAGAACCGTCCTCCACGCATGATGTTGCGGAAATGATCGCATTTACTGCGCGATCCTTGCGCCGACGCCCCGTTTCCTGGTGAATTCCTTCATCGCGGCACCACTTCGAAAACGACCGCTTTCCGGCCTTCGAGATGGCCCATGACAGCAGGCACCGCCGCTGGCTTTCATCCGGGACCAAACGGATAAGCTCGTTGGCTTGTTCCCACAAGGTCACATCGGCGGGATTGACGCGGGATGAAATGCGGTCGCGGTATTCTTGCTCCTCCTCATCGATCCGGTCTACGCCCCATCCATTCACGTCGGCCCAATCGTAGACATAGGGCAGGCTCATGGACTTGACCGGCGAGGGTCGGACCTGGATGGGCAGCCGGCGATCGATCTCGGCGGCGGCGATGAAGAGTTCCTGCACCTCGGTTGCGTTCATGCCCTGCTCCTTGCCCTGTCGTCCAATAGGTCCGGCTGCTCGACGCCAAACAGCCTCTTGATGCGTTCGTAAATCTGGCCCGCGATGGCGAAGCGCTTGGGAATGATCCCGTCAACGTCCCGCGCCCAATCCTGCAACCACCCTACATGGAGCCCGTCCACGAACGAGAACCATTTTTCCACGTCCTTGCCCATCAGGTCAGGGAAATTCCTCTCTGCGGCCAGTATGACGTCGCTGAAGGCCCATAGCGTGGCGGCGTCCAGTACCGTCTTGCGGATCATCGTCTCGGCCCACGTCATGATGACGAACCGCGCATGGTCGTATCCGCGCTTGTTGACGATCTTCTGAAGGCTGGCAACGGCTTTGGTCTGGCCCGGCTTGGCATGGGCGCTCGAATGGATCGGCTCTATGCCGAACTCATCGAGGATCGCCCTTGCTTCCGGGTGGTCGATCATGGCCGGGTCCATCCGTTTCGCTTGATGAATTTGGAGACGGCAGACGGGCACGACCCTATCTCCGCGCCGATGGCCGCGATGGTTTCGCCGCGGTCGAACATCTCCCTGACGATGCCTGCGCTATCCTTGATGCGCGGAATAATCTTGGCGTGGGGCCAATGCCTGTGCGCGATCAAACTCACAGTCGAGGGCGAGATTTCGAGCTTTGCCGATATCTCCTTGAACATCATGCCCTGATTCAGCATCGTCACGATCTGGGCCTTGTGAAGCTCTTCCAAGCAAGGCCGGCGGGGCCGCTGTCCGATTTTCGAAAGCGAGTTCATGATCGACGTTCGGTCCTTCCCGAACAGCTTGCCGATCTGCCCGGCGTTCAGGTTATACTTTTTGCTCACCTCTCCGATGATACGATCGCGGGCCGCGACGATGGGCTTTCTCCGGTTGTCAGCCATGATGTCATCAAAGCTGACGCCAAGAGCTTCGCATCGGTCGGCTATGAATTCGACCGGCCGCATGTTCTTGCGCTTCCGCTTGGGCTTGGCCTTCACAGGCTCCACAGGCGGCTCAGGACGCGCTTCGACCTTCTCCACCACTCTCAGGACCGGAGCGGGACGTTTCGCTATGGGTGAGCCCAGCAGGCGGTTTCTGCGGGCAATTGCTGCGGCTCGGGCTTGGGCCTCTATCGGGCCGATGGGATGGGGCATCATGGCAACACCGCCTCGTACTGGATAGGCTTCGAAGCATTTTCCACACCGTGGTAGGTGCCGAAGAAGCAGGGGTCGCTCAGGCCATATGGATTGATCTCAATAAGCGCTGGCTCTTTCCCGATCGGCATCCACAAGTCAAAGACGACGGTGTCGATGTGCAGGACAGGCTTGAGCGTTTCGGAAAAATAGTGATCTATCTTTTCCCGTACCGCTCTGCCCCCGTCCGGCGCGGCCTTGATCGGCTTCCGATAGTCATAAGCGGTGACGGCAATCAACTCGCCATCCTTGACGAAACACCGATACTCGTCTTCCGATCTCAGCCCGTATTGCCACTCGCGCAGGCAGATGAAAGCTGGTTGCTCTGGCACCCATTTGAATTCGTATAGGTCATCAAGCACGCGCTCTGACGCGGACAAGAAAAGGATTGCCTCTTTACCTGACACAGTGGCCGGTGCCTCAAACGGCCATGGATAATCCTTCGGTGATCTGCTGTTGAGCCGAACGAAATGCCTCCTCCAGCCCATGCGATTATCTATCTCAGCCGCGACTTCCCGCATGATCTCGCCCGGCGGGTTTCCGTCATGCATACCGAAGAACTCTTCAACAAGCCCACTAGGCACGCGGACGAACTCCGTTGCGAATGACAGCGCTGCAAGGGGTTTTGGCCACTGGTCAATGAGGCATGGTTGGACACGCGCGAGCCACCTCAGCGAGGTTTCACGATGCTGCTCGTCGGTAGGCATTACCAAATCTGGGATAGTGAGTTTCATTCCGCCGCCTCCCGCATCGCTTCCTTCAGCCGCTGCTCTGCCACCCGTCTCCGGCCCGCTGCGCTTCTGGCCTGAAACACCATCGGCGTTTCCTTGATCTGGTCGGGGTCGTGGCGCAGCGCGTAAACCCTGCATTCCTCCGCATAGAGAGCCCGCCAGGCGTGCGCCTCGGCCTCCCATCGGTCCCGAAATGACCTCGGCTTGCCGTTGGCGCCCTTCAGCGTCATCGTCTGGCTGGTCCATGATGGGCGGAACACCGCGATGTATCCGTCATGTTTGGTCCAATGCGCCTCAGCCGTGGGGATGTTCATGCTGCCTGATCCTTCATGATGTCCTCGACCATTTCGATGCGGGTGCCGATCCACCGCATTACGTTGACAGCCATGCTATTCCCAAGCGCTTTGTACCGAGGACCATCAGCCGCCGGTTTGCCGCGATAAGGGACATTCGTGTAATCGTCGGGGAACCCCTGTAGGCGCTCACATTCCCGAGGAGTGAGGCGGCGCACCGCCCATGTTTGCGCTACATAAGACCGGGATGAGCCGCCGGACGCCGCACGAATGTTGGCCGTCTCGTGAGGGCCCTCAAACTGCGCGCCCCCTTCACGGCCCCGCATATCGTAGGCTACCGCTGCGGGCTGGCCACCTCCAGAGGGGCTTGGGACTGTAAGCGTCGGGCTTATATCAACTCCAAACTTTGGTGTGACGCTTGTGGCTAAGCCATAGGCAACGGCTTGGACTTCCGACCGAGCTTCGAGCGTGTACGAAATGCCTTCCTGCACACCAACGCCATCGGGTCCGCTATTCGGGTTCTCGCGCAACGCACCAGCCTGGATTGCGATCGGCAATAGCGCACCTTGTTCATGAGGCATCCGTGCTGCGCTTGCTGCCATGCCAGAAGTCAGTGGATATGCCACAAGGTTGTCGTCATCTTCCTGCCGCCGACCTGCATAACCGCCCTCCCCTGCGCTCTCAGCGCCGCGGGTGAGTGTCTTGGCTACGACCGGAACAAGCGGCGTTCCCCGCCCCGTACCATCCTCTGAGGCGTCGAATCCTTCGCCCTTAAGGGTGTGAGCGACGAAGTTCTCCGTCTCCCAATCAAGGCGCTGGGCATAGCCTCGTGTGACACACGAGGCTACCGGATCGATGTGAGCGGCAATGTCATTGCCGCTGGCACTCTCGTCTGTGCCTAGCTTGGCTCCGTATCCTTGAGTGACACTGCCAGTAATGCCGAAGCCAGTGCGGGCGGCAGAACTTTCCCCCGCTTCTCGGCGCGGCGGAGAATCCCCGCGCAAGCCTTCGCGCTCAAGTAATACCGCTGCGGCACGTCGCCAGTCTCCAAGATATCCGACAACGAACACACGCCGCCGTCGTTGAGGGACAGCCCGTCCAAACCCGTCCACTCGGATATATTGAGCGTCAAGCACTCGCCATGCGAGGCCGTACGCGCCTTGGTAGCCTGGGACAACTCCCGCATTCCGCCATCCGTCGTGAGGGACTTCAATCCGTCGCCCGGAGAGCAATCCCAGAAGGCTTGCAAATCCTCGTCCTCCATCGTCCGAAAGGACGCCGGGGACGTTTTCCCAGACCACCCACGAGGGGCGATATCGTTGAGCAATGGCACCAAAGGTGAGCATGAGGTTGCCACGAGGGTCATCCAGTCCCTTGCGGAGCCCCGCGACGGAGAAGGATTGGCATGGGGTTCCGCCGACAAGAAGGTCAATTGCATAGTCAGGCCACTCCTCGAATTTTGTCATGTCGCCAAGGTTCGGGACACCGTTGGTCGTCAGCGCATCTCCGGGCATGTTGCTTCCGTAGTGATGAGCCAGCACCGCGGACGGAAACTTTTCGATCTCGCTGAAGAAAGCGGGCGTCCAGCCGAGGGGATGCCATGCCTGGGTCGCGGCCTCGATGCCGCTGCAAACGGAGCCGTACCTCATGCAAAAAGCCCTCGTCCGTTCATCGCCTGTGCAAACGGCGGTCCGTAGCTGGTCGTGGTGCCGTTACCCTGCATTGGCGCGAATCCTCCACATTGGCTCGATGCCGTTCATGCTCTCGTATCCCTCGATGTCTGGGAGATAGCGTAGGGTCACGTCGCCCTTCTTGCCGGACCATGAAAAGCGGGCCTTCTTGACCCACACGACGGTTTCGTCGTCGTCGGGGTTGGGCACGTCGATCACCACGCCGTGGTCGGGCTTGTTGTACCAGGCGGCGGAACCCTCGATGTCGTAGAGCGTCGGCACACGGCTCTTGCCCTCCCTGCCGACTTCCTTCGTCGGGTGAGCCAGCACGATCGCCAGCACCTTGTACTGGAGCGCGAAACGGCGGATCTGCCGAAGTGCGCGGTTCACATATTGCGTCTCGCTCTCATTCTTCGGCCGGGAATGCTCAACCTCGTTCCATGGATCGATGACCAGCACCTTGATTCCGTCCCGGATCACAGCATCGGCAGCGCGATCAAGAAGCCATTCCAGCGTCATGTCTTCGTCACTATCGCCCGTAGGATCAGCGTCGATGAAAACAAACTTGCGCTGTATGAACACGTCGGCTTCCGCGATCATCTCCCGGTTCCACGACGAAGCCGGCCGCTGTAGGAACGCCAGTCTCAGCTTGAAGCGAAGCGCAGGAACCGTGGGGATTTCGAACGACGCGACCGCAATGGTCCAACCATGACGGCGAGCAAGATTGGTGCAGAGGTTCATGGTCCACGTCGATTTTCCGTGACCTGGAATGCCGGTGATCACCAGCAACTCGCCAAGCCACAGGCGCAAATGCGGGTCAAGGTCAGTCCAACCGGTCGAGAAGGTGCGGGGCTCCTCTGTCTCGGGGTAGTCGTCCAGGCGGTAAACGCCTTTCACCGGATACGGTCGGGCCTCATTGAGAACACGAACAACGGCATCGGGACCGAAATTCATCCTGACATCGTTGAGGTCTTTGCACCCCTCGGGATAGACTACGAACGAACACCTCGCCGGCCCGAACCGCCGCACCAGTTCTGCCGAAAGGCGACGTCCTGGACCATCGTTGTCAGCAGCGATGATGAACCGCTTGATCTTCTTGATGCGGTGCCGATTATTCCAGACGAACTCAAACTTGCCCTTCGCGTCTTCTTCCGGATCGGCTTCGTCAACTTCTTCCGGCTCCTTGCCTTCCGGCACGGGCGGGGCGCCATCGGGAACCGAGACTGTGAGGTAGAACCCGCAATCGATCGCCGTCAGCGCGTCAAGCTCTCCTTCAGTCACTACGAGCGGCTTATGCCCCTCGGCAAGCGCCGGATCGTCCATGCAGTCGGCATTCCAGAATGTCTTGCGCCCGCCGGCGCGTTGCCAGAATTTCTTGCCGGGTGCCCGATACTTCTCCCCGACCACCGCGCCGCCATCGATGAATGGGAAAACGATGATGTTACCGTCTTCCGCCGGGACAACCGATGTCTCGCCGCTTTCATCGCGCACCGACTTAGCCGTAAACACTCCTGAAAGTCTTGCTACGTCCAGACTGATTTGCCGGTTTGCGAACGCCTTCTGCCCGATAGGTCCCAGCGCGTTTGTTGTCGTACCATTCACCGCCGTGTTCTCCGCAATGGTGGCAATTCCACCGAACGCCTTCCGTGCCGATCTCAACCGACAGGCACGGTTCCTTCTTGTTTCGCCGGCCCGGTGAGCACTTCGGGCAGGTGGTTTTCTGATTGCCGGACACTTCGCGACGGACGCGGATGCCGTGAGCCGACAAGATTTCGCTTGCGGTTCTCATATCCGTCCATCGATGTGCTGATAGGTGCTGCGGCTGCGATCACGGCCGAACTTGCTGCGCCTGTCGTCTGCCGCCTTGCGAATCCAGTTCCGCCAGGTGCTCGTCCAGTCGATCTTGGTTCCCGCCTGACCGCCCTTGCCTCGCCAGTGATCGCGGAAACGGTCGGCTTCGCGGTTTGCCTCGGCAGCAGTCAAACCCTCGGAGATCGCAAAATCGATATCCGGTTGCCAATCTGGAGAAAGCCTGGTCGCTCTTTTTGAAGAACCGCTAGGTTCTTCTTTTTCTTTCTTATCTTCTCTCTTCTTATCTGCTTCAACAGACCGTGAAGCAATTGCTTGGCTCACATCTATGTTTTCCAATGACTTAGACCGTGAGATTGCGCTTTCGATCCCGCCCCGACTTCCCGCCGACTTGCGTTCGACGCTCACTCGGTCACGGGTCGAAATCTCTTCGATCGCCCGCCGGTTCGAAATGAAACCGAGTTCGCGGGTGAGTTTTCCAGCTGCGACGAGCTCGCTGAGGAGCCGTTCTGCCTTGCGGTCGTTGCAGCGCAGGAGACCCGCGACGATAAATTTATTGTCCGCTACCGGCCTCCCGGTGACGTACATGGCATGGCAGATGCGAAGATATGCCGCCTCCTGCTCAAGCGTCAGGTCGTCGGTTCCCTCGTTCCAATCCACCGGATGCATCTTGTACCAGTCGGTCATGGCGCGTTCTCCTGCTCGTCGCGGGCCTGGGCATAGGCCAGATAAAGGCGGGACGCTGTAAGCCTGTCCTCGGGCTCGCCAGAGCGCTTTGCGAGGTCAACCGCGTCCAGGTATTCGTCCCACTTGATTTGAAGTTCAGGGCAGCCCGTATGGGCCTCAGAGCCGCGCTCGATCTCCGCGCGGGCCAGTTCGTCCGACAAGCGAGCGAACGGCGGCACGACGGCGGCAAAGCGGGGCTGATGCTTGAGGGCGAAGCGGCTCATGCTGCGTCTCCAAACAACTCGCCCTGCCGAGCATCCTTGCGATCGAGCATCCGCAGCACGGTTTCACCCTGCCATTTTCGATCCCACACGAACCAGGCGTTGAGCATCGGCGGCGCGCCCTGCCCCGTGAAATCGATCTTCCACCGCATGAGGTAGACTCGCGCTGGCGGATGCTGGGCATAGAACGGGCCGAGTCCGCCGGCGCCGGGCCATCCCCAATTCATCAGGAGGGCCATGTAATCCACGTCCAGCGTGTCGAGCGCGTGCTTCAGCCAACGGGCCTTGCCGTTGCCCCAGCCGCATTCCCCGAAAGGAGGATTTGTCACAATCGCTTTCGGGCCGCTGGTGAAATCATAGAAGCTGGCGATCATCGCGCCGCAGCCCCGATCCACCATATCCGACTGTTGGACCTTGAGGCCGAGCGATTCCATCTCGCGCACCATGGCGCCGTCGCCGCAGGCCGGCTCCCAAACGCAAGGGAATTCCCTCAGCCGGTCGATTTCGGCATGGAGGAAAGCCCGCGTCGGTTCGGGCGGCGTCGGGTAGAAATCATCCTTCTCGCGCTCGAGGTCGTCGGTCTTGATGATTGAACCGTCCAACTGCCGGACGGCGACCGGCTTTGACTTCTTGCCGGTGGCGCGGAACAGCCCGCGTGCTGATACCGCCGTCATTTCACCACCTCGACATCTATGCCGAGCAGCGCCTTCATCATCTTGCGCTTGAGGCGGAATTCCCTGGTAACGTATCCCTTCACGTCGATGACGCGAAACCTGTCCTCGACATGATCCCAGAAGGCGAAGTCTGCCTTGTACGTGGCGATCAATTCGCCCTTGGGGCCAAGCATCTTGAAAGGGCGCTGCATCTCTACAGCGGACACCTCTCCGGCTTTCTCGCGGATTTTGAGCGCGGCGTAATAGTCTCCCTCTGCCTTGCTATCAAACGTGATGCCGTCGATCACGGTTTTGCGGTTGCCGTACTTGGCCCGCTTGGGCTTCGCTGCCTGCGCCTGAAATTCCGCTGCTGTCATCCGTTCTGTCATGCCGCTCGTCTCTGTCTGGAAAATGCTGCCCGACCTGGGAGGAGGAGTGGTCGGGCAGCAGGTTGTGGGCGCGCCTGGGAGGAGGACGAGCGCGCCCCTTCGCGCTGGCGGGAGCGGGAACAACCGCCAGTGAAGCTCATCAGCCGAGGCGGGCCCCGGCGAAGAAACAGAACCGGCTATGGCCGTCGCGGGCGAGGCAGATGTGATAGGCCCCGTCCTCGCTGTCGCGCGCCGACTGGTACGGAACCACGCCGGAATAGCCCTGGGTTTTCAGTTGGGGATGGGTGCCGACCGGCAATTCGACATGGTAGCCGTCGGCGGCTTCCGTGACATAGCGCGCATCGATCGGCGCGCAGTCGCCGTTCTTGTGGGTCGCCGCGGAATGGCAGCACTGAGGCGGATATTCCATGCCGCTCTGGGCGGTATGGGCCTTTGCCATGGTGACGGCGACCAGCGATGATACCGCGATGACGGCAACCGCCATGGACGAGATGATAAGTCTGCTCATCGGATTTTCCCTGATAAACGTTGTCCGGTCATTCGCTCCGGTGGGTTCCCGCCAAGGCTCCCTCCGGCTATTCCCTCACGTCATCCTTTTCGGGGTTGACGCTGTAGGCCTGCGCCAGGTCACATGACCCGGCGCTTCGCAGCGCGGACTTTCGCAGCCAGCGCTTCAACCTCATGATCAAGATCTCTAAGAGCAGCATCCCCGTACCTCGCTATGTCTGCCGCGATTTCATGTTTCAGCTTCACGATCTCGCGTTCGCAAAGCCGCAGATATGCCGCCCTGATCCGGCCGCACAGCGATATGCGGGGGTCCGCCATTTCGCCGTTGATCAGCCGCCGAAGCGAGCGGGCCGTCATCCCCACATCGCGACCGACACGCTCGAGCGCGTTCATCTGGTCGCCGTTGCCCCGGCTTTCGCGCTCCACCATCTTCCGCGCGTAGGCTGCGGCCGTCTCGGGGGTGAATGCGTCTGTACTCAACATTGCTTTCGCCTCTCGATTGAAGTTGTCGTTTGCCAAAAACTGGTCTGAAGTTTTCCTGTCCACGTTCCCGATCTCCGATAATTTCTCCCTATCGGAACCGGGGCATTTGAAAGGAGCCTCCGCCCCTCTCTCTTCCATTGTCAGGCGACCCGTACCGCCAAGCACTGTCGCCGTTGATCCCTTTTCAAACCCCTCGGAAGAGGGCGAGGCCCATGCCCTGCGTGCCTCAAACCCTCTTCCAGGCCCTCCCCGGCGCCGTTACGCCGCACTGTCTGCGCCGGGGAGGCATTCAAATTCAGGAGGAAAGACCTTGCGGTTCGATCCAGTATTCGTCGAAGGCGGAACTACTCTCCTGCATCAGCCAATAGCCGGAGCACTCGACCAGACGGCGGGCGCGGATCACGGCATTGAGGAATTCGACCAGTGCGGTTTGCGGGAGGATGACGCCGGGAAAATTCAAGCTCTCGGAGAATTCGATCCCCACCGCCTTCATCAGGCCAGTCGCGGACATCCGCTTTGGGCGGATGCTATTGAGGACACGTACTAGCCGTGCCTCTGTCGAATCGCCTTCCATGGCCAAGATCGCGCTCATTTGCCAACCCTCGTGAATTCGAGGTCGGAAAGCTCAAGGATCAGCGCGCCTTCGCAAGCTGCCTCGATCTCATCCTCGGTCGACTCCCGATCTCGGGCTTCATCCCGCATCCGCAGAACGACGCCGACGACGATCAGGACAGCCAGAGTGAGCCCGGTTAATGCGAGATAAATCATTGCCTCAATCCCCCATGATCGGCTGCAGTCCAGCCGGGATGCGAATGAACTCGTCGATCCGCCGGAGCATTTCGCGGCGGTTCATCCGCACCGGGCGCCCCTTCTCGCCGTTCTTGCGCAGCGTGTACCAGCCGCGATCCATGCCAAGGGTAAAGCCGTGAGAGGTGCAGAAGTCCTGCAAGGACGAGAAGTCCGTCTGGAAACCCCGCTCGAACCGGCGCGGGGCTTTTGCCATGTGCTCCGCCATGCCGGCGATCTGCGCGCGGAGCGGATCGGTCTTGCCGAAAAGCTCGTCCAGAGTTCCCGTGTGTTGAGGGGCGGGGTTCATCGTTATGTTGGCGTCTGGGTTGTGCATCTATGCTTTCCCCCGGATCATATTGCGGATGGCAAACGCCATATGCTCGTTGCCCTTGATGTATTGAGGATTGGTCCAGTCGGCAGAGGCCCATTTGACCCGCTGCTCTTCCGCGATCCCAGCGCACCGATCGCGCTCTGCGAGAATGGCTTCGGCAATGATCATCGGAACGGACTTATACCCGCCCTCGTCATACAGGCGCTCCGCGTGCATCATCAGTTCGTCGGGTATAGGGCTCATCTACCCCTCCCCCTTCAATGCGGCTTCGGCCATGTCAGCCATGCGGTTGACAGTGGCGTTGGCTTTGGGAGTGCGCTGGGAGGCGATCTTGCGGAGGGTGAAGCCCCGGCTCATCGCCTTCGTGGACCACTCCATTCCTGTCTCTTGGCAGATGATCGCGTAGTACTCCCATTCGTCGCGCGCTCTGAACACTTCCGGCGCGAGCCACTTGGCGATCTTGATACGGAGGGTCATTGGGCTGCCTCCGAAGAATTCGCGGCTTCGAAGATATCGGGCCGCAACTGCTGGCGAGGAATGCCGGTGAAAGCCTCGACCCGGAGTAGATGCTCGACCGGCACCTTGCGCCATTGGCTGATGTTCGACCGCGTGACGTTCAAGTGCTTCGCAAGCCGAACCTGCGAACCCCTGTTGGCCTTGATCCAGTTTGTCAGGATGTCGTTTCCACCAACGCTGAGCGTTGCCGCCCACGCCGCGACTTCACCTTCATCCCTGAACCATTCCGAGCCATTGACGCGATACGGGGAGAACTGGATGTGAATTTCCCGCTCCCGGCGATCCTCAGCATCGAAGAACCCGACCAGCTCGACCGGGTGGGGGTTGAACGTCTTGGCGATCCTCAGTCTGGATTCCGGGTTCCGGGACCAGCCGATCTTGAGGAAGCCTTCACTTCTGAGGACGTAGATGAAACCCATCATCCCGCTGCCTCCGTTTTGGAAGCAAGCATGGTTTCCATGTCCACGCCGGTATGCTCCCGGATCGCGACCGCCACCTTCAGGGACGGCGTTGCATATCCGAGGCGGATGCGGGCGATCATGGAACGGTCACAGCCGACCAACTCCGCGAGCTGGGCGTCCTTCATTCCGGTTTCGGTCATGTGCTGCTGAAGTGTTTTCATGCCGCCATGGTGCATCACATGAACGTTCATGTCAAGCACAATTCGACGCAACATGTTCATGTCATGGAATGGCCCTTAGAACGGGAATGTGGGACTTCTTCGCAATGCCCCCGATTAAGAAACCAAAGCCGCAACTGGGCCGCACGTTCCTTCGAGAATGGAGGGAGTACCGCGATCTCTCACAGGAAACCGCCGCCGATCTGCTCGGCATTTCGCGCCCGAATCTGTCAAAGATCGAGAACGGGGCTGTGCCCTATTCGCAGCCAATCCTCGAGGCTGCGGCCGTCGCCTATAGGTGCGACGTGACCGATCTGCTCCGCTACGATCCGTTTAAGGTCGGAGAGGCTGTTGACCTCCTGGCCCTGCTGAATGCCAAGACAGATGCCCAGAGGGAGCAAGCAATCCGCATTCTCAAAGCTGCACTGAGTTAAACGGCTCGCTTCAGCAGCACGAAATCATGTTCGATTGAAAATGCCCATGTGCCGCCATCGAGCGCGGCAAGGGCGTGAGCCAGGCTCCCGACCAGTTCTTCCACGCGCGGCACCTCTTCCTGCGCTGGAACAGCCCCGAATACCTTCGTCGACAAAAACACTGCCGGTATGCCTGCAATCAAATTCCTACGCGTGGGCACAATGGGTATCCTCCAGACGGAATGTAAGTTGGGTGCCTGATCAAATATTAACGGTCTCGTGCAGTATCGTACAATTCATAAGATCTTGGGATATGTGGATAACTTATTGGTGAGGTTGGCAAAATCAATTTTCACAAAGTTGTCATAGGGATTTTCTTCTTGGCAGGGTTAACGATTGAGGATCGTGCGGCGGAAAATCGCGGCTTCTTTGTGACGTGATGTGCCGTTTCAGTCAGGTGAACGACGAGGCAATATCCTGTCATTAAGATGGTCCTGTGAAGACCACCAGTCCATGCCGCGATCCTCCGCGACCAAGCATCCATGAAGTCGAATTGAACCAGCAGGTAGTTTTGTTTTCCCGGACCCTACCGGGCTCTGTTGGCATCCTCCCGCCGGTCAAGCGGTGCAAACGGTACGCGCCAATTCTACAATCTTGCCCGAAGGCGGTCTTCACATGGTGTCCTGCTGTTATCCGGCAGCTTGCAAAGCTGTGTTCCCGGCGGGCCATCAACCCCGTCTGACTTCGCTCGGTGAGCCTGGCGCCGATACCGCGTCCGTTTCATGTACCGGATGATCGGCGGGCGCGGATGAAACCTCTAAAGACCGCTGCCTTTGCGCTTCCGAACGCTTCATCTTGGCGGGAACCTCCGAGCAGACCCAAGATATCGCGTTTTTCTGCGCCTGCAGGCAGCCATTCCGATTGCAAAACCTTACCAGTTTTGATAGACACTCGGTCGAAGCAATAGCGCCTGCAGCGCCGGTCGGATCATCCCGCCGGCGCTTTTCTTTTGGCACAAGATTTTTCCCCCGTCAAAAAAATTTCATCACATGAACATTAGATGTTGACAGACTTGTTCATCACATGCACTATTCTCCCCATCAGCAGCACCGGCCTCGGTCGAAGTTCTCGCGCTGACAAACGGGGATCAGAGACATGGATACCTTGGAACACCACCTCGATTTCGAGGAACTGAACATCAACGTCTGCGGCAAGTCCGCGCCGGGCATGATGCTCTACGGCACGGCAACGCTCACTGGCGACGAGGACGGCTTTTCGGTGGTCGCGGTTCGCCTGGATGGAGGCGCGTGGCTCCGGGCTCGTGGCAACGGTGCCGGCGGTTTTCCCGCTGCCTTCGAGGATGAGCTTTTCAAGCGCATCGCTGCCGTGATCGAAAACCCCAAGACGGCGATTGGCAAGTATGCCGAGGGCGAATGGGCCGATGTCGTCGAGGCCGCGAAGGCCGGCGATCCCGACCGCGCCTATGACGAGCGCCGCGATCATGCCGCCACCGAACGGGCCGATCGGGAACGGGAGGCGGAACATGCGTGACGCCAAGAAACCCTTCACCATCACCGTTCGGCTGACCGAAGAACAGCGCGCCCGCTTGGACCGCGCCGCCAAATTGGGTCCGTACAGCATCACCCTCACCGACATCATCAATCGAGGCATCGAACTCGCCGCCGCCGAGCTTGAGCGGATGGCAGAAAGGGCAGGTGCATAATGCTTAGGCGCCCCCTCTCCACCTATGCCGGCGGCTCGCCACGGGCCATTTCAGACGGCTCCAGTGCCCAGGTGTTTTATTTCGTCGATGACGCAACCCACGACATCGCAACGCTGGCGGCAGCCCTCCAGGAATGCGCCGATTACTTCGAGAACCGCGCGGACGCCGACTGCGATCAGGACGGATTCATTCCGAACAAGGAAATGCAGATGCTTGACGTGTGCAAGCGCGCGCTCGGGGAGGCGAAATGATGGATTGCACCCGCCATGCCTTTGACGGCTGCGCCGGCGACGGTGGACCGACCTGCCGGGATTGTCCCGCAACGATCTACATCCCAGCGTCCGAGACCCCGATGGGCCGTCACATCCTCAAGCAAAGCCTCTGGCGGCTTTACGCAGTCCTGGCCGTGGCTTGCCTCGCCTTCATCTTCGCCGCCGCACACGGGCTTACTCGCGCCGAGAGCGCCTATCAATCTTCAGAAAGGGTTTAGTCATGAACGCCATCAATGCAGGCATCGTCGCGCAAGTATCGATCATCGAGCCGTGGACATGGTATTTCGGCGCGCTGAAGACCCCGGAAGCCATCGGCTCTGACCGTCTCCCCATCCATCCCGGCGAATACCAGCTCGGCTATTATCGCGTCCGCCGCAAGGACGGCAACTGGGAGCCTGTCGGCATCTACCCGGACGACGAGCAGGACGGCAAGGTCGTGGCCTTCCGCGGCGATCGTCAGATTGACGACATCCCCGAACTGTTCGTGTGGGCTTGCAGGAACCCCGTTACCCACGACGCCTACGTGAAGGCTCTCAACGGCGGCGGATGGGATGACGAGCCGGCGACCGCGCCGGGCATCGGCGACAATTCCGGCGAGGCTGACCCGTTCGACGCGCTGCGCATCGAATACCTGGGCGAGAAGGAACTGGCCGAGGAATACATGCGCCAGCCGGTTACGACCCAGGCGCAGGCCGACAAGGCGGCGATCTGGGCAAAGCGGCTCACCGCCATCAAGACCAAGGCCGAAGCGCTCCACAAGGTGGAGAAGCAGCCTCACCTCGACGCCGGCCGCGCCGTGGATGAGAAGTGGCGGGAACTCAAGACCGAGCCGGACGATCTCGCCAAGAAGCTCAAGGCGCACATCAAGCCGTTCTTGCAGGAGCAAATCAGGCAGGAGGAGGAGCGCCAGCGGAAGGCCAGGGAGGAAGCCGAGGCCGCGCGCCGTGCAGCGCAGGAAGCCGCCAGGAAGGCCGCTGCGAGCGGCCAGCAGTCGGAGCAGGATCGCGTAGCAGCACAGGCCGAAGCCGAGCGGCAGGCCAACCTTGCCCGCCAGGCAGAGCAGGAAGCCGAAGCCCGGAAGGTCAATGCCGGCCGCACCGGCGCCCGCGTATCCATGCGTATCGAGAAGGTCGGCGTTGTCACCGACTACGCGAAAGCGGCGGCGGCTCTCGTCGCGATGAAGCACAAGGACATCATCGAGATCATCGATAAGCTGGCGCAGCGCGCGGCTAAGGCCGGAATGCCATTCGACGGCATGGAAATTCGGGAAGAGGAGCGCGTGGTCTGATGAACGCTATCACCAAGACCGAGGCCGCCCGTCCGTCCCTGATCGACTCCATGGCGGCGCAACGGAACATGGATCCGGCCCAATTCGCGAAGACCGTCCGCGCCACGGTCATGCCCGCGCAGCACACGAACGAGCAGTTCGCCGCACTGATGCTGGTGGCGGACAAGTACGACCTGGACCCGATCCTGAAGGAAATCTATGCCTTCCCGGCGAAGGGCGGCGGCATCGTGCCGATTGTCTCGATCGACGGATGGGTAAACCTGATCAACTCTCACCCGCAATATGACGGGGTGGAGTTCGATTTCGAGCATGGCGACGACGGCGTTCTCGTCTCCTGCACCTGCCGCATGTACCGCAAGGACCGGAGCCGCCCGGTGACCGTCACCGAATACCTCTCCGAGTGCATTCGGAACACCGAACCCTGGAAGATGAAGCACCGGATGCTTCGTCACAAGACGATGATCCAGGCGGCGCGCTATGCGTTCGGCTTCGCCGGCATCTATGACGAGGACGAGGGCGCCAAGATCGCCGAGATGCGCGAGATCAATCCGGTAGATCGCAAGCCGCCGGCGCCTCCGAAGCCGCCCGAAGCCGAGCACAAGCCCGCGCCGGCAACCATCGATCACGTCGCCGACAGCATCGACGCCGACTCGGAGGACGAGCCGACCGCCGAAGACATGGCGGAAGATCAGGCCGAGGTCATCGACGATACGACGTTCTTCGAACAACTCGAGGAAGCGCTCGCCGTCGCCGGCGATCTGGAAACGCTGGAGGAAGTCTGGACCGAGTTCGATCCCATGGCACGTTTCGACGGACAGAAGGGCGGCGAGATCAACCAGGGCATCGCGATGGCGATCCGCAAGCGCGCTGAAAAGCGCATCGGCGGTGCATGATGACCAAGCACGAGATGCCGCCTTTCAACATGATCATCGAGAGCGGCCGGATGGTCCCGGCAACGCCTTACGACGCCGAGCGGCTGGACAGCTTCCGCCGTGGCACCAAGGTCAAGGTCCGCTTTACCGAGGAAAAGGACCGCGTCCTGGTGCGCAAATGGTTCGCCATCATCGGTCTGGTCGTCAAGACGTGCGCCACGCCGTGGAAAAACAAGGACGAGGCGCATGAGGCGATCAAGCTCGCCCTCGGCATCGTGAACCTTTCCAAGACGGTCGGCGGCGATTTCATGGCCTATCCGAAAAGCCTGGCCGAACTCGAAGACCCGGAACTGCAGGATGCCCTTCGGGACATGACCGAACTCCTGTCGAGGATGACCGGCGTGGATGTGGAAACGCTGAACAAGGAAACGGCGCACATCGTCGCCGATCCCGAAGAGCCGCACGATCCCGAAACGGGCGAGGTAATCGAAAACGAAGCTTCCGGCGAGGTCTCCCCTGCCTCGCCGGCTGATGACGACGCATCCGGTCCCGCCGACCGTGATGACCGCACGTCGTCGAATGGTGAGCCGGTCGGGGAGGTCACCCCCGTTGCCAATGATCCGGCCGGCTCGCCTGTTACCGATGATCAGCCAGCGTTGTTCGATCCCGATTTTCACTTCGTCGGCGACGAGATCAAGTTTCTCGTTGAGTTTGCGCAGAAGGCAATCCGCCTTGCCGCCGACCAGACGCAGGACGAGGCGTATCGGCGCTCGCAGCTGCGCACGATGTACGAGGCCTACCGCGACAGCGAGGATGTCCGGTTTTCGGCTGATGCCTTGAAGGCACTCAAGGCCATGACGGTTCCGATCGCCAAAATCCTCGATCACAAAGACCCGGCTATCGCCCGCGATTTCATCGCCCGCGACATCCTCGGCTGCCGCCCGGATGAACTGGAGGGCCGGCGCCATGGCTGACGAAACCCTCATTTCATGGGCCGACCACACCCATAATCATTGGATCGGATGCGCCCGCGTTTCGCCGGCGTGCGACGGCTGCTACGCCGCTCACCTGATGGAAACCCGCATGGGCCGCGTACAGTGGGGCGGACCCGGCAAAGGGCAAGGCACGCGGTCTTTCACAAGCGTGAGCAACCGTCGTAAGCCTCTCACATGGGACAGGAAGGCAGCGAAGGCAGGCACCCGCCCGTTTGTGTTCTGCTCCTCGCTTGCCGACGTGTTCGACAATCAAGTCCCGACCGAATGGCGCGCCGATCTGTTCGACCTGATCCGCAAAACGCCGAACCTGATCTGGTTGCTACTGACCAAGAGGCCGCAGTTGATCGTCAAGTTGTCCGAGGCCGCCGGCGGGTTGCCGGCTAATGCCGCGATAGGAACGACAGTCGAGGATCAAGATCGCTTCGACATCAACGTGCCGGCTCTGAGGAAAGCAAAGCGCCTCACGTTCCCGGCATTTACCTTCCTGTCGTGCGAACCCCTTTTGGGGCCGCTGATCGGCTCTTTCCATGAGATTGATTGGGTCATCACCGGCGGCGAAACCGACCAGGGCCAGCACAAGGCGAGACCGACCAATCCTCAGTGGTTCCGCGACATCCGCGACCAGTGCGCCGCCGCTGGCATCCCCTATCACCACAAGCAGAATGGCGAGTGGGTTTCAGTTTCTGAAGTCGCCGGGGATGGCCCGCACTTCCGGTTTCCAGACGGTCGCACGGTGCGCCGCATCGGGAAGCACCGGACGGGCCGCACAATCGACGGCGCGACCCACGATGCCTTCCCCGCGATCAGGAGGGCAGCAGTATGACTCCCCGCACGATCCGCGTCCGCAAGCCAGCCGATCCTTTCGCCTCTGAAATCGCCGCCAGGCTTCGCGCCAAGCGCGACGGTGTTCCATACCGCCCGACGCCGAAACGCTCGCTGACGGCCAAATCTGACGGCCCAGCGCCGATCATGATTGTTGCCGAGCGGCGGGGATGGCTGGCGGCTGAGCAGGGAGGGCGGTTCTGATGGCTCGCCTCGAGTTCTCCCGCAAGACGAAGGCGGCGATCATCAACCGCGCCGCCGGCAAGTGCGAGGCCTGCAAGGCTGCCCTGAAGCCCGGCGAAGGCGAGGTCGATCACATTCTCCCCTGCGAACTCGGCGGTGAGCCGACGATCGCCAACGGCCGTCTGATTTGCCGGGTCTGCCATAAGGCCAAGACGGCTGACGATATTCGGCGCATTCGCAAGTCCGATCGCCAGCGGGACAAGGCAACCGGCGCGCTCCGGGCGACGGGCAAGATCAAATCTCCCGGCTTTGCCCGATCGGAGAAGCCCGCCCGCGTCCCGAAACTCCCCCTCCCGGCTCCCAAGCCACTCTTTCGCGAGGAACGCACATGACACCCCAAGAGCGAACGGCAATTGAGACAGCATACGGTCTTCTCTGGCTTGCCGTCACGGACGACCAGAAGATCCATGAAGCGCGGCGTACACTCTTAACCCTGATTGATAAGGACGGGCAAAAGCGAGGCATTGCACTAGCCGTCGAAAAGTACGGGCACAACACGCCGGAATTTTGGGTGGCCCTCCCATGACCGCCGCAGACACCACCGCACTTCTAGAGAAGCTCGACAAGCCCGATGCGTGGCACAGAGACACAAGCTTCGATTTCCATTTCTATGCCGGGCCTGAAACGCCAGGGAACAGCACCAGCGATCCCGATGAATGGGCGCCCCTCTTCGCCCTCACTCCATCCGATCTAGAAGCCATAAAGGCTGCGCTGGTCGAACGGGAGGAACTGCGGGAGGTGCCCCATCGGGTGTGGGAGGCGTTCCAGCAGGAATACGAGGCAGAGATGGACCTTCACCCGCGAGAAGGCAATCAGGCGATGTATCAAGCCTTGCTGGTCGCCATCAACGCGGACCGCGCAGCCCTCGGAAAGGAGCCATCATGACCCCCACCCCCACAACTATGACCGAGGCGGACGGTAACAGGGACAGCGGCTATCTGCTCCCCGGCGTCACGCTGGACATGAAGCTTGCAGCCGTGAAAGCTTATATCGCCCGAGCCGGGAAGTGTCAGCCAGTCGCCATCGTTGAGGCGCTTGCCGCCGCCCTCGCCGCTTCCCCCGCCAGTGCGGAACAGCCGGAGCGCATTGGTCGCGACCGAGATATCATACTCGAAGCCATCAACACCTACGAAGCTTGGAGCGAGGAAGACGAGTTTGACGCTCGCCGCGTCTTGGACGAAATCCTCTCTCGCATGAAGTGGCGCGTCAAGATGACCGAAGCCGCCGCACCACCCGCCCCCGCGCCGGATGATCTGCGGGAACTGCGAGAGGCTGCGGAACGGGCGAGCCAAGGCAGGTGGTGCCAGTTTCATCCGCAATACTGCGCCGAAGCGAAGGATGCCCCTCGATCCTCATGGGATAGCTCGCACGACATGAGTGCGGTCAATGGCGGGGAGCGAAAGCGGATCGCGACGTTTAAACACGCGGACGATGCAGCCTTCGTGGACGCCGCCAACCCCTCCACGGTTCTCTCCCTTATCGCCCGTATCACCAGGCTAGAGAGCGAGAACGCGAGGCTGCGGGAGGCGTTGAACAATCGCCCTAACATAGAGCCGTGGGGAGTGGTCCAGATCGGCAACGACGGACGGCCCGCGATCTTTTCGCAGAAGTACAACACCGTAAAGGCGAGGTTCACATCGGGGAACCATGTCGGATGGAAATCTGGCGATATCGTTTACCGCGCAGCCGTATCGGAGCAGAAGCCATGACCGAGACAGAACGCACACCAGCCGTGGACGATTTGCCGAAGGACATCCGCAAAACAGCCTATGAACTCGCACGGAATTCCGGGTGGTCTTTCAATGAAGACTTCCGTCGCATAGCCAACGCACTCGTTGCCGAACGCAACCGCCCCTCCACCCGCGCCAGTGTGAGCGAGGCGGCGGTGACGGACGAAGCTGGATTGCTGCGGAAGGCAAAGATGGTCATTGACCTGCGCGCCTACGGCGAGGTCGCGCGAATACCGATCCACTCCACTACTGCCGCCCGCGAGATGATTGCGGAAATCGACGCCGCCCTCTCTGCCGCTCTCGCATCCACAGCCGAGACGCCCTTCGCGTGGTACTGGTACGACGCGACGGGATGCCTGATTATCACAGGCGACGATCGGCAGGCGGACATTCCCGATGATGCCAAGCCCCTCTACACACTACGGCCCGCGCGGCGTGAGACGTGGGAGGAAGCGGCAAAGGTGGCTGACGACTACGGATTGGATGCGCTACCCGACAGCGAATATCGACTTGCTTGCACCGATCTTGCCGAGGCGTTCCGTGCCCGCGCAACAGAGGAGCGGGACGATGGGTAAGCCGTCATATGACGAGGTTCTCGCCAGGAATTCGTGCGAGGAGATTTGCGAAACACTGCGGCAGTGCGCATCAATGCCCTGCGACGAGGAATACTCGTACGGCATACCGGAAATCGTCCTGCCATTCGCGCTCGCGGTGGTCGCTGAACTCAAAGCGAAGAACCCCGATTGTGTCATCCTCATATTCAGCACACCGGGGGATGGAGTAACCTTGAAGGTTCACCAGCGCGCCGGCAGGGACCACTACCTTTTCATCGAAAAGGATTACATCGGAGACGCGGAGTGCCCGGAGCAGAGCGCTCCGTCACCTCTTTTCTGGCGCGCCGCCCTTCAAGGAGACAGCCATGGCTAAGCATCAGCTCGCGACCATTGAGTTTTCCGGCGGCGTCGTCGAGGTCATCACGCAATTCTGGGTGCCCGATGCCCACGTTATCGATCAGGCCCGCGAAAAACTTGGTCCGATTGCGGAACTCGTATCCGATTTCAATGTGACCATCCGCCGCCCGCTTAACGCATTCGAGGAGTATGTTTACAGCCGAGGAGACAGCCATGGCCGGTGATGTCGATATCGTGGAACGGCTGAGACGGGCGGTATCCGTTGGGGATTATCCGTTCTATTATGATGATCATGGCGAGATGATCCTTCACGAGGATACCATGTCCGAAGCCGCCGACACCATCACCGCCCTCCGCTCTCGCATTGAGGAACTGGAACGAGAGAGAGACGAGGCAAGGGCGAAGGCATTCGAGGAAGCGGGAGAATGGCACGACGACATGGCTGCAAAGCACAGCGCTGATAGGCGTGTCAGCAACCATCACGAGATGATGGCGCGGGAACACCGCCGGTTTGCATCCGCCATCCGTTCTCTGGGGAAGGAGCGGACAGCCCCTGTGGAAAACGGGGAGAAGCCATGAGCGAGGTCTATCCAACCTACGTCACGCCGGAGAAATTGGCCGAGCATCTCGGCTGGTCGGCCCGGGAACTTCGGAAAAAGGCCCGCCAGATTGGCGCTTGCCGTATCATGGGCAATGCGATGATACTGACCCCGACCGACGTTGATGCTATTCTGGAGGCTTCGCGGCCATGCCCCTCACCATCTTCAAGCGAGGCGAAGTCTGGCACTACCGGGGCACGGTTGCCGGACGGAGACTTCGCGGCTCTACAGGCGCTAAAGACAAAAAAACAGCGCAGCGAATTGCAGCCGAAATCGAAACAAGGCAGTGGAAAGGTCATCTCGATGGACCGGAAGCGGTCCTGACGTTCGCCCAGGCCGCGATCCTCTATCGCAAGGCCGGCAAGTCCGACCGCTTCCTTGATCCGGTCGAAGTCTACTGGAAAGACACCCCCGTCAAGAACATCACATCGGGCGCGGTTCGCAACGCGGCGATCGTCCTTTACCCTAACGCCAAGGGATCGACGCGAAACCGGCATGTGATCGTGCCGACCCAAGCCATAATCAATCATGCCGCCGAACTGGAACTTTGCCGCACGCTGAAGGTGACGCGGTTCCCGGTCGAGACGAAGCGCAAAAAGCCGATCACATGGGAATGGGTTCAAGCGTTCATGGCGCACGCCAATCCGCACCTGGGGGCGCTGTGTTGCTTCATGTTCCTGACCGGCGCCCGAGTGTCCGAGGCCATCAATCTCAAATGGGAAGATGTGGATATGGTGAAGCGCCGCGCGCTGATCCGCCAGACGAAGGTTGGAGCCGAGCGCTGGGCTCACTTGCCGCAGCCGCTGGTATTGGCGATTGCCAATATCGAAGGAGAGCGCAAGGGGAAGGTCTTCAAGTATTCGACCAGGGACACAGCTAAGCCGCAGTGGAACAAGGTGATCGCTCGGGCAGGCATCGAGTACCTGACCTATCATTCCTGCCGGCACGGATTCGCGACCGCGCTGCTGCACAAGAAGATCGACCCGATCACGGTTTCGAAGCTCGGCGGCTGGAAATCAGCGCAGCATGTGTTTGACACATACGGTCACGCGATGGACGACGATACCCTGGCAGACGTGATTATTGACACACCAGAGACACAATCGTTGCAGGTCGCCTCAAGAAATGCTATGAAAACAAGCCGTTAGGGAAATCGCGCAAAGCCCTCGTTGGGGAGAGGTGTCCCGCCGTCGTCTATAGGGAAAAGCCTGAAAACGCGCAAGATGGAAAAGAAGCCCCTGCAAGTTTGTGCTACTTCTTGCCAGAACGAGCATAGAACAGACTGACACGGCTGGCACAAAATTGACACAGCGGTTCTCAGAAGGTTCTCAGCCCACCAAACGCAAAAAAGAAGCCCCTCAGCCGAAGCCAAGGGGCGAGGTCGGTCCTCGTTATAAACTAGCTTGAGGTCTTCTTTTCGAACCACCTCAGAAACAGCGCCTGAACCCCGCCGGGACCGAGATATCCGACACCGACGGCAATGCTGGTCGATACCGTTCGATCCAAGGCGAAATAAGCCGCCAGGCCGTCGGCGATGATACCCATACCCACGGCGACGGGCAATTCCCAGATCAGGTTCTTGTCGAACGGCTTCCGGTTCATTTTCCGCACCTCTCCGGCATGGTACATGAGCCTTCCTATCGTCGCCCCGACGAGTGTAGCGACTGCGCCGCCCGCCCACGCAGAGATGAGCCCCGCGATTGTCTGTCCATCTTCTGTCATTGGGTGATCCTGAATGTAACGCGCGGGGCGGTAGGGTGGTTCGGCTATTTCCTGCAGCCGGGCTGGCGGGCGCAGATTTCATTGTGGGCCGCAACCTGGCGGGCAAACCCGAGATCGTTCTTCACGATGAACTTGCGAGTGTCTGGCGACGGATGCAGCGCGGAGAAGCCGGAGCCGTCAACCGCACTCGTTTTCGTCTGGCAGCCAGCGCCCGCCAAGGCGATGGCAAATATCGGCAGGAGAAGCAGTCTTAAGGTCAGCATCGATCTTGTCCCTTTCGATGACGAGTTCCATGGCACGCTTGAGGGTTTCGGCTCGTTCTGCTTCGCGGCCCGCGTCATAGAGCCTCTTGGCAGCGAGATAGCCGCCGGCGCCGATCGCGAGCACGGCCGCGAGGATGATGATGATCCGGGTCATCACACCACCGGAGGCTGGTGCTTGTACATGCCGTTCAAGCCGTCACGCAGCAAGTTGATGAGGATCTTCGCCAGTGCGAGCCCGCCGACGATCTTCAGCGCGACCGCATCCGAGAAGAACGGCGTCCAGTCCATCGCCTCGAGCGACGGCACAGCGACGATCAGGAAGTTCAGGATGTTGTGGATTAGGTTGGTGTTGATCTTCATCGTGGCGGCTCGCTTCTAGTTGTGGTACAAAATAACGAACGCGCCGGGTGTGTCACCACCGCGAGCGCGTTCTAACCAAGCCAACCTGTCAGGAGGTCGAAATGGCTCGTTCAAAGATATGCTCGGAAGAGCAATGCGAAAAGCCCCATTATGCAAAGGGGTTATGCTATCGGCACTATTACAAACAATTGCGGGCCCGTTTCCCGCCCTGTGCTGCTGAAGGCTGCGAGCAACGCAGTGATAGAAGAGGGCTCTGCCCAATACATTACCAGCGTCTCAGAAGGCATGGGAATTTGGATGGAGTGCGGACACCATCACGATCAACTGCTCGTTTCATCGACGCTGTATCTGCCACAGCTTCCGAGGATTGCATCCTATGGCCATTCTCTAGGCACAAAGACGGATATGGAAAGGCTAGACATGGTGGAAAGAATGGGTGTGCTCATCGCATTGTCTGCGAGTTGGTCCATGGCGCGCCACCCAGCGAAACACACCAGGCAGCCCATCAATGCGGTAACAGCGCTTGCGTTAATCCCCGCCACTTACGATGGGCCACGCCGCTGGAGAATGGGCAGGACAAAGTTGCGCATCGAACTATGAAGCGCGCACGAAGATCGCCTTGACCATTTCGATCAGGGCAGTGAGTAGGTTGGGATGGTCTTCAGGTGCCGGCGGGGCATCGATCGGAACGGGCGGCTCGCGCGGAATGACGGGCTTGGGGGTCGCAAGAAGGTGTTCGACGTTCACCCGCGTTCCCTTGCTCCAGAGAACGTTCCCCTTCGCATCGGCAGGGTATGCCGTGGCGATCGGCGGCGGGTACTTCCCGGTCAGAAACAGGGTGCTTTCGGCCTGACGACGCGGCTTGATTTCCTTCGGCTTGATCCAGTTCATGAATTCTTCGCCGGCCTTCTTGTAGTAGCCGGCGTTCAGGCTCTTGGTGAGCGTGGCCTTGGCGATAGCGCCGGTGTTGTAGTGAAAGCTCACGAGCGCGTCGAACTCGTGCTGCTTCAGCGACACCTTCACGGCATTGTTCACACCATTCTCGTATTTGATGATGTCGTCGCGGAGCAGGTCGAGGGCTTCCGCCATCGTCAGCGTGCCGGTGAATGTTTCGGGATTCAGCCCGCCTGCCGCCTTTGTATGGCCTACCCCGATCGTCCAAACGCCGACCGAATCCTTGTAGCGCGAAAGCACAATGCCCTCGTGCCCGATCAGGGCAATCAGCCCTTCGGTGCTCATCTTCATGACGATATCCTTTGGTTGATGTTTTAACGGGTGCCGTCGGGATCATGCCCGCCGGTCGTTCCATATCCGCCTGCCGAACTGCCGGTCCCGCCGGGGCCGCTGCCGCTTGGCGTTCCTGCGGGACCGTGAGTGCCTGTCCTCATGCCTCCATCGGTGCCGCGCGAAGCAACGCCGGTGGGGCTGCCGCTCAACAGCCCCATCAAAGCGCCCAGAGGGCCCTGGTCCGGTACGCCGTCGCCTAGCTGCGTTCCGCCGATCTTGTTGCCCACGAGCCCGCCAATCACCGCGCCGGGAAGCCCGAGAAGCGCGCCAAGCCCGAGAGCGCCGATCACGCTTCCCGCCATGCTGCCGTTGGCGATGGAATTGCCCATCGTCTTTGCCGCCGAAGGACTGGCGGAAATAGAGGGGGAACTGAGGGTTTTCGTCGTCTGCTGGCCAGGGATCTTGTTGCCCTCGACAAGCCCGGTCCAGGTCTTGCCCTCGTCAGCCGTGAATTCCGTGTGGTCGTATTTCGGCGAGTAACGGGCCACGCGTCCATCATCGAGCCGCGAGACGGTCGAGCCGTCCGTCGCCGTTCCCGTCGTGATCTGCCCTCCCCAGACACCCATGGCGGTTCCGAGCGCCTGACTTGCCGAGAGCGGGGATGACGAAGCCGCCGGCGTGACCGAAGGCGTAACCGATGGCGTGACCGCCGTATCTTCCACCGCCGGCGCGATGGTCGGCGTGTCGGCTACCGTGATCGTTTCAAGCGCCGGGGCCGGCTGATCCGTCACTTCCTCCGATAGCGTCGGCGTCGAAAGCGGGCTGGGCGTCGGGACCGGGATTTTCCCATACTCGACCATCGTGTTCTGTATTTCGGCGGGGGTGGCGACATCAGGAGCGAGTGCGGCTACCTTGGCTTCCGGCGGAATGTTGGACTTCAACTCACCGTATTTATTGATCCGCGTCATCCCGGAAAGATTGGTCAGACCGGCCTCAAAAGCCCTTTGGGCCATTTCCCGGTAACCGGAAATTTGTTCCGGTGACATGGTTTGTGCGGGCGTGGCCGCAGGCGCTGAAACCTCCGCCTCAGTCGCCGCAACCGGCGCATTCGGATCAACCGCCGTAACGGGCGCGACTTTCGCCATTTCGGACCAGGATTCAACCGTGGGCGTCTTAACGGCGGGCGCTGGCAACGTGGTCCGTTCCATCGTCAGCGGATTGCCCAACGCATTTGCGGCATCGCTGGCTTCCTGCACATTGGCGAGATTTGCCTCCGCCTGGCTAGCGATCTTCTGGTGTTCCGGCGAGTTGATGCCGGTGACGGCGGGTGAGATCGCTGGCGCGGCCGAGATGAGAGACTGGATGGCGCCGCTTGCGTCCAGGCCGGGAGTGGTCGCCACCTCGCCAAGCGCCGTGACGCTGTCCAGAGCCTGGACTTGCTTAGCTCTCTCCGAGTTGACCATCGCGTCCTGCAACGCTGTGGCGGATGTGCTGAGGGCGGGAGAGTCCAAACGCGCCGGGTCCACCGTCGGCGCGATCCCCGCGAGCCGGCTCGTTTTCTCGGCGGCGGGTTGGGCGATTTGCCGTTGCGCCATCATGCCAGCCGGGAAGTTGCCGAGGTTCGCCGGCTCCGAGGCCGCAGCGACTGCTCCAGGCGTGATCGATGTCGTTGATACCCTTTGGGCCTCGACGGGTTGAGCCGCCAGCGTGTCAGCGAAGCCTTCAGGAATCCCCATCATCGCAATGTTGCCGAAGGCATGAGCGGGAGCCATCGGTGTTCCAAAGCGGTTCATGTCCACGTCAGGGTCCGCCACCACTGACTGGAGGGCCTGTGCAGCCCCCGGCAGGCGATCTGTTTTCGGAGCTGCGCCCTCCGCGATCCTGTCATTCGCCGAAGCTTCAGCACTTAATGTCGGCGCAGGGTTATTCAGACGGTCCATTGCCGCAGCCACGTCGGAACCTTCAGGCGACGGAACATTGGAAAGCTGCCTCTGCGCCTGCATCGCCGCGGCGAAGGATGCAATATCCGCCGGCTGCTGCATGGACGGTTCCAGCGCAGCAAATTCCCCCGGCTGGATGGCGGACTGCATCAGGTTTTGCGCAGCTTGCATTTGAGTCGCGACGGCTGGATCCGGCGCTTCCAGCATCGTCGCCATGGTGGCCGGTGCTGAATACAAGTCGTCCTGCGGAGCGGATACCGGAGCAGCAGCCATCAGCGCGGGGTTCTGCGTCATCTGAATGGTTTGCGGCCGGTCCTCGGGGGTCGGCATGTCCACTCCCGAGACAAGCGATTTCTCATACATCTGGCGCTGGGCCGCTGCGGCGCGGACAGTATCGATGTTGGTCGGAAGCCTCGTTCCGAGAGTGGTCCTGATCCCGCGCTCGGTCGGTTCCGAATAGTATTCGTGGCCGCCTTCGACCGCCGTTTCAAACTGGCGCGTTGCCGGCAGGTGCTTCACAGCCTCGGGCATCGCATAAAAAGTTGCGATCGTCGTCGGGCCATACTGGGCAACATTGTCGATGGCCGCCTGAGCGAGATCGACGTCGGCGCCGGCCGGCAATGCTTTCGAGTAGGCGTTGAATTCCTTCTGAACGCCGATCACCTGCTGCTGGGTTACGCCGAGCGCGAGGGCGCGATTGGCGATGACGGAGGCGATATTCAGCGCATCCTGCCAACTCGCCTCTGGTGAGGAATACGTCATCTCACCCGCGACGACCTGCGCCGGAGTCCTTGCAATCACTGGCATTGATGAACCTCAAATGAAAAAGGCGACCCCGAAGGATCGCCTTGTTGACTGCCTCGCCTCGGCTTCTACAGCTACGCCTTGCGCTTCCGCTTTTCTGTTTCGGACTCGGCCTGATCTGCTGCCAGCTTTTGGGCTTCGGGGAAGCTGATCTTCTGCTCTATCATGATGCCGCGTATCGGCTTGATGCTGCGTTCCCAGCGCCGGAGCGCAGCCTTGGCGTTCTTGATGTTGTCCTTCTTCGACTTCGTTGCAGCATCAAGATCAGCCACACTCGCCATACGGAGAGGAATGTAGGCATACCCGCCGCCATCCTGTTTGACCGCCAGAGTTGCCGGCGCATCATCCTTAAGCAACTTGAGTTGATCGCCCTCGTCGTCGCCATTGATGCTGTGGGCGTTCTTTAGGTGCGACTTGATCTTCGCCTTCACCGCGACTTGGGCGAGCATTCGCTCGCTCTCGAATATCTGGTCGCCATAGTGGTTGATCATTCGCGCGTAGACGGACTCCACATCGAGGATGGTGCCCTGCTCATCCAGCATGTCGCGCGTGATCTTCGCGATCATCGGGCCAATATTAATCATTGTGGACATTGCGGTACTCCCAGGTCTGGTAAATTGCGTGAAGGGCCTGCATGGTCATGAACGCCTTGCCGAAAACCCGATTTACATCCGGGGCTGCGTACCGCGGGCAGTCTCGGATGATTTGTTCCGCTGAGGCTTTTAGATTGGCAATCTGCGTCAGGGCCTCCACCAAGTCGTAACGGTCATCGAAAAACTTGTCATCGCTGACACGATGCAGGTCCATGTTCTCAATACCCGAACCGTGGAGCGCCTCGCGACGCTCCGCCTTAGGAAGTTCCACAATCTCCTTCTGCTTTTCGGGCTTGAGTTGAACGATTTTTGATGCCTCATTGAGGCTGATCTTGCCGGTGGAAACTGCCGCAACGACTTCAGGCTGACCGAGCTTGGTGACCGCCGCCGCCTTTTGCACACTATCGCGGCTCACGTTCAGAAGTTTGGCGGCTTCCGGCTGTGACTTTGCCTGAATTCCGGCAAGGTCAGTTCTGGCGCCCTGCTTCATCGTTGCGACCTTGGCAGCGATCATCGCACGCTGACTTTCCGTCAGGTGCCGGCGGTTGAGGTTGAGCGACATCACATACGGGATGATGTCTTCTTCCCGCCCGTGATACTGCCTCACCTTGGGATCGATCTTCAGCCACCGGCAGGCCCGGAGACGGTTGCGTCCATCGATCACCTGCCCGTTGTGGACAACAATCGGCTCGCGCTGGCCGTTATCCCTTATGTCGGCGACGAACTTCACCCATTGATCGCCTTCCATTTCTGGGAAAAGCATGGCGGCTGGGTGGATTTGATAATGCACGCCGATATCCTGTTCTATCTTTCGAATTATCATGGGTTCTGAACCCTCCTGCTTGACGATTTCAACACCCCTTGACTCCGCAGACCAATTCATGGCATAGGGTGCAGCATCACGTCAAGCATCATTTTCAGAATAGGCACCGGCATGAACAACAGTGAAAAAGTTCGGGAAAACAAAATCCGCCGAATGGCCGGCAGACAGGGTCTCAGGCTGGAGAAGAGCAAGCGCCGTGACCCTCACGCTCTTGACTATGGCATGTACATGCTCGTGGATATTCAGACGAATGGCGTGGTGCTTGGCTCGGGTCCGGTCGGGCCGAACGCCGATCTGGACGACATAGAGAAGTATCTGACTAGCTCATAGGAAATGGATATATCGTCCTCCCCAAGGAGGATGATTTGGGTTAGCATTGGCCATGAGCAAGTCGCCATGGTCCCTTACCATCAGTGAATTCGCCTTACTGGCCGCGTACTGGGTTCCTACCATTTACGTGGCCGGGGAACTTTCCGGTCATTTCATGATCGAAATCGCCGGGTGGCACATCCGCGGGAGTTCCGCAGCCTCCTGCTTGGGACTCGTAAACGGCGTACTATTTTTCGTTGGCGCTTGCGGCATGGCGCAGACCGAAAGGAACGCCCGCTGGCCATCCGATATTGCGACGATCCCGGCAATCCTATCCACGATCGTTTCTCTGCTATTTTACTTTGCCGTTCTGCCTACTCAAAATTGAGGCTCGGATCGCGAGTATATGCCAACGGATCACTCACCTTGACGTCCATGTCTGAGCGAAAGCCTGCCTTGTAACGCTTGTTCTTCACCGCCAATAGCGCCTCTGTCTTGAGATGGCATGCCCTCTCGGTGATGTCGAAATTTATGGCAACGCAGTCCAGTGTTTGGCCGCACTGCATGATGCAGTCCTCGATCCTTTGCTTGTTTCTCAGAGGACGCCCGATCGAGTTTCCAACGAGCATATAGCCATTCAGATACGTGAACCGCGCAGGGGCGTAAAACTCCTGGCCAAATGCCGCCTTATCACCGCTCTGCGTGTCTCGGTCCCTCAAGGATTTATAGGTTATGCCGAGGCGGTCGGCGTCCTCTGCGGTCAACCATTGCATTCCCTTTGGTGGGGCCATGGAGGCATAAACGAGAACGGCATCCGAGTAGCCAAGATCACGGAGATAACCGCCGACCAACGCATTGCCGGCGGCGGAAACATCGAGGGAGGTACCGGTCGCGGTGTACGTCGCGTGAAACCCGACCCTCGAAGAATTGTAGATAAACCTCTCGCGTCCCGCCAGCCATATGAGTCCGCACGCGGATGCACACATTTGCTTCGCGCCGACGAAGGTTACCGCCTTCATGGCCCGCACCTTGCGCCCGATCTCAATTGCAGGGATGACGCGCCCGCCGGCACTCTCGAGCACCACCGCAGCCCATGGGTTTGCGTCGGCGATCTTGGCAAACCGAGCAGCGTCCTCGTCGTTTATGTAACCCTTGATCGTAATCGTCGGGGCGCTATGACCGGCGACCACAATCTCCGCCGCCTGAACCGATCCGGCGAGCAAGAGCATTCCGAGGACTGCGAAGAACTGTTTGATCATGCCGGCAAGGTGAAGCTTGATTGACCTCTCGTCAAGGTGGATATTGACCCCTCCTGGGGAGGGGATGAAGATGAACGACAACGAATTACTTCCAGACGAGATTGAAGTCTCGCATGATCCGCATACCGGCGAGATTAAGATCGACTTCCGGTCGGATCATCGTCTTGGAGCGGCGATAGTCCTTGATCGCGTTCGGGCAGCCACTCTAGTTGCGCAGCTAACCCAGAAAATCGGGCACGGGAATGTAACTCCCATTTCCGCTCAACACCTGCAGGAACGGCAGACTTTGCAAACCGTGTCCGCTCGCTTTCAGAAAACCGACCTTGGGGCATTGGTGTTGGTCCTTGGGCTTAGCTTGGGCGACCGCATCGCTATGCTCCGAACCTCCCTCGATGAAGGGATGGTCGCGGATTTGAAGAAGGCGATCGAAGATCAATCCTGACCATCGACGTCGGTTCAACGCCGCTGTTCGGGCAGATGGAAGGTGCCGGCCGGTATGTGGTTTTTGAGTGAATTCAGGTCGATGTGCGGATTGAGATCATCTATATTTTGTGAGAAGGGCGGGTCAGGAAAGCGGTAACGGACTGCGACTTCCCATTTCTTTGGTGCATGCGGCTCGAATATCTGCGCTTCTCCGTACCGCGTTGACCGCCAGAGGACTGGCAGAGCCGCTAGAAAGCGTCGTATCCGACAAGATGCAGTGAACATTCAATTCTCCTTTCCGGCCTCGAAATACTGCTTCCGCGCCTGGTTCATGATTTCAAGCTCCTGCTCGTCCAGCATCTTGAGCAAGGCCTTGGCATTGTCCGGCTCCGACTTCTCGATCTGCCGGCGCTTCTTGTTGATGGCGCGGCGCTGCTTTTCCGCCAGGTCGAACGCCTTCTGGGCATCGGCTTCCTGCTGGTTGTCCTTGACGAATTCCTTGAGCCCTTCGCTGTCGCCGGACTCGCTGAATTCCTTCATCTTGCCCTTGACGTATTGGACCTTCTCGCGCTGGGCGTAATATTCCGAGCGCTTGCCATGGTCGTCCACCTCCCCATAGAAGGACCGGATGAACGGGGTTTTCTTCGGCTCGAATTCCAATGCCGCCGCGCGATTGGCCGTCTCCACGCTTTGCGAGACAAACCGCCCGACGCCGCCGGTAAACCAGCCCCACAGATGTTCCAATGAATCCGGGTAGACATCGATCGCGCCGGGGAGGACTTCATTGCCGCCGCTGATCTTGTTGAGCGTTTCCGCGCCCCAGCGGAAGACCGGGCTCGTGGATTTGAACGCCTGCTCGCTCTTGGGCGGCGGTGCCGGGTCGTACTGGTTTTCCTGCGGATAGATCGGGTTGCCGGCGAAATTCTCATTGGTGCCGAGTTCCCAGACGGGATCAATCACCGAGGGAAGCGCCATGCTCACCCAACCGCCGGAGCCCAGCGGATTGAACGCCTCGAAGGCAACGCGCGTGCTGTCGAGCATGGCAGGCAGGAAATCCTTGCCGCCCGATGTCACCGCGCCGCCCTGCATCCCGAGATGCCAGAAGGCGTTCATGCCGAAGCCCAGCGGGATCATCACGTATTCCTTCGATCCGGGAAGGAAGAACACCATGCTGCGCTCGAATTTCCACGGCTCGTTTCGGAGCATCTTGAGATAGGCGTTTTCGCCGTCGTCGTCATCGCCGGCCATGGCGAGGTTCCAGAAGTGCTGCGCGAGCCCTGCTCCCATGATGCCGGCCATGGCGACCTTGATCTTGCGCGAGCGATAGACGCCCTTGGCGAAATTGAGGTTGCCCTGCACACTCGCATTGAAGAACGTGTAGAGGCTGTTCATCGCCGGCGTCATCTCGCCCTTCTTCTGGAAATCGACGGTCAGGTCGCGGGCGAGAAACGCGGCGCGGCTGTCGGTTTCGCCGCGGGCGCGGCTGGCGTCGAACACGGCGAGGCGCATGCCGTTCTCGATGGTGTCGTTCAAGTCCTCGATGAGGCTGATGAACCCCTTCCATGTTTTCCCGACGACGCCCTGCGAGGTGATCCGCGCCATGTCCTTCTGCAGACGCTTGGCGGTGCCCTCGATCGTGTCGTACTGGTCGAAGGTGATCTTGCCACCGGCGGCCTTGAACGCCTTTAGGGTGTTGTCCCACTTGCCGGTTCCCGGCTTGCCGCGCGCGTCGTTCCACAGGGCTTTCCATGCCTTCGGGATATTGGTCACCATCTTGGCGATTTCGCCGGTCGAGAAATCCTTGCTCAGCGCCAGGGTCGCGCCGGTCTGCACGTCGCGCAGGAAGTTGATCGGCACGAAGGCTGGATTCATCCTCGTGTTAACCATCGACTGCCAGTTCGACACCTTGCGGACGATCTTCAGCGCCACGCCCAATTCCGGGAACGTCATCTTCTTGAGCGCGAGCCCGACCTTGGGATCGGCGAATTCCATATAGTAGGTCTTTCCGCCGACCTTGGCCGCCAGCACGTCATCCTTCATCTGGAAGGCATTGACCTTGCTGTTCGTTACCTTGCCGTCCTTGCCCAGCTTGCGGCGGTAGACCGGCGGTGCCTTGGTGATGTCGCCCAACTGGTCCGGTTCGTCCGACCAATAGACCTTAGCAATGCTTTCGCCTTGAGGATCAAACTCGTTGATGAAGCGAAGCGCGGCCGTGGCAGCCTTGTTTTTCTCGACACGAATGATGCTCTGCTCTGCGTTGTTGATGGCATAGACGACAACGTTGTCCGCCTTGGTATAGCGGCCCGTCGCGCCCTTGAATTCGTCGCCCCTGACATCGAAGCCCCGGCTCTTGGAGGGGAACGAGCCGCCGGTTCCGTCGAGGTCCGATTCCGCGCGGAGCGGGACATAATACTGCCATTGCGTGGTCAGCCGCTCATAGGTGGCCTTGTTGATGAGCCCCGCCTTGAGCTGGCGCTTCAACCCATCGTCAAGCATGGCGCGGATATGGGCCGAGGCGCGGCGGATGCCCATGAATTTCTCACGGTCCTTGGCGAGTTCGCGGATGATCTCCTTGGCCTCGTTGGTCGACATGCCCGAGGCGCCCCGAATGCTCGGGTCGGTCGCCGCCTTGTAGAGGTCCGAGTCCTCGTCATTCCGCAAGCCGACGACGCGGTTCCGCTCGGGCGCGTGCATGGCATACATGAATTCGTGCAGGTCTTTTTCCGTCGCGCCGACCTTCGCCAGTTCCTCGATCGCCGGGGTGACGTACTTTTCATCGATCTGGTGGATTTCGTGGCGGATCGTACCCTCTGCCAGGCGGGCGGTGAGATAGGCGTCGGCGAGGTCGTTGAGCTTGACACCGACCTTGTTCTGCATCTGGAGAACCGGATCGAGGTAATCCACGATCTTGCGGGTGGTGTATTCGCCGAAGGATTCGCCGTCATCGGCATTCGATCGGTCGAACCGGCTGCCCTTGGACTTGGCCTTCGATGTGAGGGCCTTGCTGGCTGCTGCTATTGCGTCATGGAGACGGATGCCGCGCGCCTTCTCCGGGGTGCGGATCGGCTCGTTCGGGGCGCGCTCGACGATGGAGAAGTCAATGCGCGGATCGTTCGGGTCGAAGGTGCCGCGATTGTTGATGGACTTGATCTGCGTGGGTTTGAACGCAACGAAAGTGTCGGTCGGCTTGGTCTTGGCGTCGTTGTTATAGTTATCGCGGACATTGCGGATAATGACGCCATCGTGGCCTTCTTCGCGCGCCTGATCGATCACATCGCTGGTTTTGCCACGCGCCTGCGCCTCGCGCCATTCCTTTCCACCGCCGTCAATGATAAGCGGATTTTGCAGGCTGACATAGAACGCCGCTACTCCACCTTCCGCGTTCTGGTAGTCGAACGCGCGGCGCTCATCGGCATAACTCAAAGCCGTGGCGCGGGATGAGGCAAACCAGAAAGCCCCATCATCTTCGCGCGGGGCCATACCGAACCTTTCGGCTCTACCTTTGAACTGCGCATCTTCGCCTTTGAGAAATCTGGCGTCGGGACTCCCATGATACACGACCAGCGGCTTGCCCTTGTCATCGACCACCTTGCTGTCACCGAACCACTTCTTGAAGGCTTCGGAATCAACGGCAGGGGCGAGCGAAAACTGCGGCGCGGCCTGCTCGCGCTTCCTCGGCGCGCGTTCCTTCATCTCCCCGCTCTTGGCCTTGGCGAAGACATCTTCCGCCGACTGGTAGCCCCGACCCAGAAGATAGTTGCGGACGCGGCGCAGCACGTCCCTGATCTTCGCCCACACCTTGCGCACGCCGATATGGACCTTCAGGGTTTCGCCCTTGTCCATGGCCTGCGCCCAGATGCCGAAGGACTCGGCTTCCACCTCACGGCGCGACATGGCGCGGACGGTCGCTGCGGAATGATCGCCTCTTTCCGCCACAATGGCCCGCAGGCGCGGTTCTTCCGCTGCCAGTACCTTGCGCTCCCGGCTGTCCACGAACAGGTTCTGGATGCGGTGGAAGGCTTCGTGATAGGCGGTCTTGTCCGCGCGCACCGAAGGGGTGTCGAGCGCCAGCACGATCACATCGCGGACGGGATGATAGAAGCCCGCAGCGGTCGCGTCCTCGTTGGATTTGCCCCATGCCGCCAGACCGGGAGAACCGGCGGGAACCTTGATCTGGTCCATGAAGGACGGATCGATGCCCGCGACCTTGGCGACAATGCCCGCGACACGCTTCTGTTCGGTTTCGGAGAGAAGGATGGCGGGCTCGCCGGGATCGGCGGTTTCCCAGCCCGAGGGCGCGGCGTCGAGGTCCAGCAAGTCCTTCTGGTCCATCTCGTCGCTAAAAAGCCCCCCAGGGTCTTTCTGAGGGGCTTTCGGCTTGAGGGGAGCATCGGCCTTGCGCTGGGCCATATCCGCGTCGGTGGCCCGCTCCGCGCCGGGAATGACGAGTTGCGGCTTGTTGTCGGCGCCGCGTTCTTCCGCGGGGGCCTTTTCCTTGGCCGGCTTGTTCAGGGAAGCCAGATGCTCCTGAACCGGGACAGCTTCGTATTTCTCTTTGTTGATGGCGTCGGCGGTGCTTTTGTTGAACGTCTCGAGGACGACATCGCCGGTTGCCTTTTCGCGGACAACCCACGACGCAACGGGTGCCTTTACTGGCTGCGGTCGCTCAGACCCTTCCCGCTCAGGCTCTTGGCGCTCAGGCGCGCTTTCTCGATCGCCGCGTTCGCTGTCTTGCCGGCTTCCGTCGCCCTCGCCTTCCGTCCGATCTTCGCCACGAACCGGCCGATCTGCGCGAGCTTCTTCAACTCCGCCTTCCGGTTCGCGTCCTGCGTCGAGTTCGCCTGTCTCTCGATCAACTGGACCGCTTTCAGGTGCTGTTCCGGGCTGTACTTCACGGTCGTCTCCAAAAAACGGGATGCCGGCAACGGTTTCGGTCGGTTCGACCAGCGACTTGCCGGCATCAAGGTAGGCCAACTCTACCGCATCATCGAAGCCTTTTCCATCGGAAACGAGACGTGCAACGGCAGCGATGAAATCGTCCGCGCCATCTACTGGAAAGCCCTCGGAGGCGAGACGGTCGCGCACTTCCTGCTGCGTTGCTTCATGGGAGCCTTCCGCTGCCGCCTCGGCCTCCACGCCCTGCTCGCCGCGCCATGCCGCCGTCCAGTCGTCATCGTACTGCGAGAACACCTGACGGCCGTTGCGGGTGTCCAGATCCAGCGCGTCATAGAAATCGGCAAGGGTGGAATCCATCGGCAGATAGCCGGCCTCGGCGGCAGCTTCACGCGCCTTGTCGGGGTGCATGCCCCTCGCCCGCACGACGGGACCGGCGCCGACCACGAAGCCGGTCTTGCGATCCGTAAGCCCCATGGCCCTCAGTTCGCCGGTTTCCTCATGCACACCACCACGGCGGGCGATGAACTCCATGAGGCTGTCGGGCTTCTTCACCCTGCCCTTGCGATCGACGGGAAAGCCCTGGTCATTGAGGCGGACATCCGGCTTGCCCATCGAAAGCGGCTTGGTGGTGTCGCCATCGCGGAGCCACTTCCTGAACTCGGAAACCGACATCGGGGTAATGCCGCCGATCCGGTCGGCGCCCATCTTGTCGGAGAACGCGCGGGTGTAGAGATCGCGGGCTTCGGAAACCGAGCTCACGCCCATGATGGCCTTATGCTCATCAAAGCGGCGGGTGCGCAAATCCTTCTGGTCGATCACATAGACGCGCTTCGAGGAAGGGTTATCGCCGACATAGACATCGACCTGATCCTTGTCGGCTCCAACGGTGCCCTTGATCCGCCCATAATGCGCCGGGAGTTCCACGGACCATTGCTGCCCGTTGGGATCGGTCCCGGAGCGCACCGCGCCCTTCGGGGTTTCGATGGCAATGTCCAGACCCGCAAGCTTCAAATGGCCGTGCTTATAGTTTCCCGCGACCTTCTGCGCTTCGCTCGGCTGGGTGTTGACCTTCTGCGCCGCGACTTCGACATGCTGCGGGGCCTGCACGACAACGGGCGCGCGGCGGGTGCCATCGCCCTTGATGTCCTCGGAAACGGACTGCTCGACGGTCTGGGAAAGCTGGGGGAGAACCGGCGCCACGGCGCGCTCCGCGTCCTGATCCTGATCTTCCGCAACGGAAGCCTGCACGGTCTGGGAGAGTTGCGGCCGCACCGGGGCGATGGCCTGCTCCGCCTCTGCGTCCTGATCGGCGGCGACGGATTGCCGGACCGCTTGCTGAAGCTGGGGAAGGACGGGGGAGACGGCTTGCTCGACCTGCTGCGCTTGATCGGCTTCGATCGACTGGCGCACGGTGTCGGCGATCAGGCTCTGGATTTCCGGCGTCAGTTCCGGCTCCGGCTGGGCCACTGGCGCGGGAAGCGGCTGCGGGGCGACAACCGGAGCCTCGACCGGAGAAACGCTCTCAGCGGGCATCTGGGGCGATTGAGCGACGAGTTCGGGGCGAGGTTCGGGGATGGGGATATTTTCGGGAGTGACTGCCTGCGGAGCCTGATACTGCTCGGCCTTGCGGACCATGGCGCCATTGACCTTGATGCCGGCGGCGATGGCTTCCGCCACTTTCGCATCCACCTCTTCACGAGACATCAGGTCGATATCTTCATCGGGGATGGAGGTGCGGCGCAGGATGGCGCGTTCCTCGGGAGAAATGGCAGACGGCGGAGAGGCGCGAAGAGGCGAAGCAACGTCCTCCCCGCCGTCTTGCGTTGCGGGAGCCTCGCTGGGGAGGACAGCAGTCTCGACCGCATCGCCTTCTATGCCCTCGGTGGGCAAACTGGTTTCGTTGGGGGTGGCCGGGTCAGGCGAAAGGGCTTCCACTGTCGCGCTTGCCGTCCGAACCGCGCCGCCGACCGGAGCGCCGCCGACTGCGCCGGCCAGCATCTGATCGCCGGTTTTCATCGGATCGAACCCGGCTTCCGTGCCGAGCGTCGTCGCGGTGCTTTCAACACCCTCTTGCAGGGCTTCGGTCGCGCCTTCCTTGACGGCTGCTTTCGCAGCTTCCGCCGGAACTTCCTTCAGGGACTGGATTGCAACGTCATCCAGTCCAAACATGGAGCGCGCGCCAAAGCGGTCCAGCAACGCGGTCGCGGTCGATGCAGGGAGAACCTTGAGAAGGTCTTCAGGACGCGCACTCGCCAGACCGTCATTGACGGCGCGGTCCTGCGCAAGGCCGCCGGTGCGGGCGGCGACATAGCCGGGAAGGGCGAACACGGATGCAGCCATGTCCGGCGTCGAAATAAGGCCCTGCTCGAGCGCGAAGCCGAGGATGTTCCCGGCGGTCGGATTTTCCTTGACCTGCTCCCATGTGGTGCCCGGAACATAGCCGAGGTTGAAGTCCCGCATTTCCTGCGAGGCCTTCTGCAGTTCCGTTTTGGTCGGGAACAGAGACTCTTCCGGCTTGCCCTTGTCGGAATACATGAAACTCGGCAGGGCGCGCACCACGCCGTCTTCGTCGCTAGGTGCGGTGGCGGCGATCAGGTTGCCGAACTGGCCGAAGAGATCGACCGTCTGCTCGCCGATGCCCTTGGCGATATTCGCGGCGCTATCGAGATAGCCCGGTTCTTCCACCGGAACCGGAGCGGCGGAAACCTTGCCTGGCTCGTCCAGCGTGAATCCATCCGGCAGCGGCGGCAAAGCCGTGGACGCAACGGGTGCGTCGAGCGTGAATCCCTCCGGCAACGGGGGGAGTTCGGCCTTCGGCTCGTCCAGCACGAATCCCTCCGGCAAGGGGGGCAGTGCGACCGCTTCGTTCATTGAGCGGGAATCCACGAGTTGCCGTCCGGCGAAAGGACAAGTTTCTGGCCTGCCTCATTGCTTGCTGTTGGAACCTGAGCCTTGGCTTCGGTCACGCCTGGACCTTGGCTGATGTCCTGCGCCTGTACCTGCTTGATGAGGCGATCACGTTCCGCCTCGTAAACAGCCTGCTTTTCCTTTGGATCATATACGTTTTCAGCCACCTTCTTCGCCGCCTCGTCGATGCGAAGCATGATGGTCGGGTCGATATCTTCCTTCCGCGCCAGGCGCACGGTTTCGGCAGCGGTCTTTTTCGTGGCGGCGTCCGCCACCATCTGCGCTCGCCTTTCCCGCTGTTCTTCAAGCGTCATGTTGGCGTCGAACTGCGATTGGTCCTGCGACATCCGCGCATCGAACTGAGACTGGCTCTGGCCCAGGGTCGCGGCGTGCTGGCTCTGGTCCTGAAGCAGTCGAGCCATCGCCATGTCCTGATCGGCTTTCGCCTTAGCAGCCGCCGCCGCCCGGTCAGCGGCTTCCTTCTGCTGCTGTGTCGTGAACTGCTGGGAGCCGCCGAACCCTTGCGCGAATGCGAGATACCGGTCGCCGCCGGTCGGTCCCATATTCGCCATGCCGCCGCCGATCTTCTGAAGGATCGATCCGAAATCCGATCCCCCCGTCAGCAGGGCGCCGATATTGGAAAGCGGACCCGGAGGCGGAGGCTGGACAACCGGCGCGGCCGGCGTCTGCTGCGACTGCATTCCCGACAGCAGGGCGGAGAGCGGACCAGTATCGAACATGGCGTGTCCTCAGAATTTCGGGGTGAACCGCTTGGGGTCCACGGTCGGGTTCGAAGCCGCGAAACCGGAGTTCGGGCCAAGGTTCGTTGCAATCCCGGCATTCGTCTTCGGGATCGGGTTTGCCGGCATCCCTGGATTGGCCTTCGGACCAAGGTTTGTCGGGATCCCTAAGGTCGGGCCGTCCGACACGGAAATGGGACCGGATGGCTGCGGCGCGGGTATATCCACCTTCGGGAGCGGCGGGGTCGTAGGAAGGCCGTGGGGGAAGATCGGGCCGGGACCGGGATCGGGGCGGATGGGCTGGCCGCCCAGAAGGTCGGTCAAACCGCTGGTCATGCCGGTGCGCGCCGCGCTCGGCTGCTGGCTGCCGTAACCGATGGTGGGCGTATTCATGCCGAGATTGTTCTGGATGCCGACGGTGTAAGCCTTGGGGCCATTGTTGGCGATCTTGTTCATCTTCTTTTCGAAGCTGCTGAGATTGTTGCCGCCGCCGTTGCCGCCGCCATTGTTGCCCTTGTCGTTCTTCGGCTTCGGCTGCGGGTTTGTCGGCCAGTCGGGGCGGGAGCTTTGAACCGGGCCGCCCTTGATCGGGTTGCTCTGGATGGGCTGGGTGACGGGCTGGGTGACAGTGTTTCCGCCTCTGCCGCCACCAATGCCGCCGATGCCACCAATCCCTCCGCCGATGATGACGGGATTCTTGTTCTTGCCCTTTCCTTTTCCACCATTGCCCTTGCCGCCGTTGCCTTTGCCGCCCCCGTTTCCTTTGCCTCCGCCATTACCCTTGCCGCCGCCGATGATGACGGCTTCGTCACCCTTGCCGCCGCCTTTACCCCCGCCCTTGCCTTTCCCGTCACCCTTGCCCTTGCCATCCCCTTTGCCTTTCCCACCCCCCTCCTTGTCCTTGACGACGACGTTCTCCATCAGGGAGGCCGGATCGAACAGGCGCTGGGTCTGGGGCTGCGCCACGGCCTTGCGGGGCGCGGTGGCGGTCGGCTGCCGCCCGACCTTCTTCGCCGGCTGCATGGGCTGCATGTTGCTCCGGGTGTTGACTGCCGGAAGGCCGCCGAGAAGCGGGCCGAGCATTCCCATCAAGTCCTG